CGGAGATTACGCAAAGATAGGTTCAAGCGGAAATTACGCAAAGATAGGTTCAAGCGGAGATTCCGCACAGATAGGTTCAAGCGGAGATTCCGCAAAGATAACATCCAAGGGTAAACATTCAGTTGTTATGGCAGCAGGGTATCAGTCGCAGGCAAAAGCTAAAAAAGGTAGCTGGATAACACTTGCTGAATGGGTAAGAACGGATGATGAAGATAAAAAAGGCTTCTGCATTTGGATTCCTAAATGCGTTAAGACCGAATACGTTGACGGAGAGCGTATCAAGGAAGATACATTCTATAAACTGGTAGATGGCGAATTTAAAGAAGTGGAGGAAAACTAATTATGGCAGAAACAACAGCAGTAGTAGAAAAGAAAGAAGAAACAGCAGTACAGCACATTAACAAGGTTACAGATTTTAGCCTTGGAATTTTTGGAACATCCGATAATTTCACAATGGCTTATCAGATGGCAAAGGCATTATCGCAGTCAACATTAGTTCCAAGAGAGTATCAGAAAAGCGAGGCTAATTGTATGATAGCGATTGACCTTGCAATCAGAATGAAAACAAGCCCATTTTTAGTAATGCAGAACCTTGATGTAATACAGGGTAAACCTGGGTGGAACGCAAAAGCACTTATCGGAATGATAAATACTAGCCACAAGTATGACGGCAGTTTACATTTTGAGGAAAAAGCAGATAAAAACGGAAAACCTTTTAGCTGTATGTGCTACGCATTTGAGAATGGAGAAAGAATTGACGGACCAGTAGTTGATATGGATATGGCAGTTGCCGAGGGTTGGGTTGGCAAGAATGGTAGCAAATGGAAAACAATGCCACAGGTAATGCTTGCATATCGTGCCGCCTCATTCTTTTCAAGAAGATACTGCCCGGAAATTTCAATGGGATTATATACTTCTGATGAGATTATTGACGGAGATTTTACAGACAAGAGTTATTCGGCTGAGAATATGCAGGCAGAGGTAACGAGAGAAATATCCGATAATGCCAATTCAGTTGAGTTCAAGGAAGATGTTGATACAACAGCAACAGAAGCAACCGAAGAACAAACAGGCAGCACATTGCCACCATTTATGCAGGCAGAATAGAAAGGAGAATGTAACATGATTAAAAGCGAAAAAGGGAAAGTAATTTTAAAGGGAGACGCAAAAGGAGTGTTGGCTGAATTTGGCTGCATTTATTCGACACTTGTTGAAAGACTAGGAAAGGATGTTGTTAATAGGACTATTGCTCTTACAGATATATTAGAAATAGCCAAAGGAGACAATAAGCATGAGAATAATTAGTCAAAATGGCAATGTTGATTTGCCTTATGAGAAATTTGTGTTTGGAATAACAAAAGATAACAAAATTGCTTGTTGCAGAGAATGCGTAGCACCGCCATATGAAATCTATAATGGAATTATTGCAGAGTATTCAAGCAAAGAAAAGGCTTTAAAGGCTATGGAAATGTTAAGGGAATCATATAGGGAATACATAGCAACTATCACAACTACGCAAGGGGTAGCACAGGCGCTAATGTTTGTAGATAACAACGAAAGTAATCTCAAGTTATCAGCAAATATTGTCAATGGAATAAAGGAAAATATTTATTTCCAGTTCCCGAAAGATGATGAGGTGGAAGTATGATAATTAATAAAAATACTGATTCTGAACACGTTAAATTTATATCATACACAGGTAAGTATCCTAATCTTTGCAGTGGTATTTTAACGCTTGAAATTGACGGAAGAACAATCAGATTTGGCAATAGGTATGTAGATAGTACAGTTGATTATCCTAAGTTTTTGGAAAGCGGCGGCAGTTGTTCATTTGACAATAATTGGAACAGCAATGTTACAGACGGAGAATGGCAGATAGATTTTAATGAGATACCTGACTGCTTTAAGAAATATGCAGAGGAAATAGACGAAACATTCAACGCTAATGTGCCTCATGGTTGCTGTGGAGGGTGCTTATGAAGCTTAAATGTATTGCGACAGGAAGTAGTGGCAACTGCTATCTGTTACAGGCAGACAACGGAGAAACACTTATCCTTGATTGTGGAATACCGATTAAGGAGATTAAAAAAGGCTTAGATTGGAATATTAAAGATGTTGTGGGTGTGTTATGCACCCACCAGCATTCAGACCACAATAAATCGTTAAAAGATTTTATAAATATGGGAATACCTGTTTTTGCCCCATATCTAAGTCTTGAATCTATGAAAATGGAAACAGAGTTCAATATACGGATGTTCGATTTAACGACAATAGACGGAAGCTGGACGCACACCAATGCAGACGGAACACCTTGCCCGATATATGGCTTCCTGATTACTCACAGGGAAATGGGGAGAATGCTTTACATAACCGATTGCGAATTAATCAAGTGGAAGTTTAGAGATATAAACCACATCCTCTTAGGTGTGAACTATGACAAGGATTTAGTTGATACCGACAATCCAAAAGCTAATCACGTTTTCAGAGGTCACTTATCCATTGATACAGCTTGCGATTTTGTTAAGACTAACAATTCAGACAGCCTACAAAATGTCATAATGTGCCATTTATCAAGCGAAAATGCTGATAAGGATAGTTTTATCGAGAAGATGAAGAAAGTTGCTTATAGGGCAAATGTGGATGTTGCGGTTGTAAGAAAAAGCTGGGATTTGAAAAATCCTAGTGAGTGTCCGTTTTAGAAAGGAGAATTGAAATGAAGAAATCTGAACCAAAAATGATTTTAAATATATCTCTCAACAGCGAGGAAATTGAAGAAAAAGTCAAGATTGCTATGGATGAATATGTAGAGAAAGTTATTTATAAAAATCTTGATGAAGAAATTACAAAAATTGTTGACAAGAGAATTGAAAGACTTATATCTGCTTCAAACTGGAGTAGTGACAGGAAGATGCAGGGTGTTTCTTTTGAACAGTTTGTGAAAGATAGGACTGAAAAAACTATCGGCAATTTTGTAGAAAAGAATATCAAAGAAATTCTTGCTAAGAGATTTTCTGAAATTATGACAGATAGGAGTTTTGACAATGATTAAAGGCAGAAAAGTCTATGACCCACTAACTAACACTTACAGCACAGGTTGGTGGATTGTGGATGATAAAGGAAATTATTACCCAGTGTGGTAGAAAGGAGCAGTAATGGAGAGATTAACGATTAATGAGATAATTGAGCACTGCGACAGAAATACAAGGATGTACGAAAAAGCTTGTGATGTTAAGTATCTCGAAACATCAACTATGAATAATTCAATAAAGGGATACTGGGAACATAAACAAGTTGCTGAATATTTAAGAAAGCTGAAAGAATACGAGGACTCAGAAGAGCAGGGCAGACTTTTGAAATTGCCTTGTAAGGTGGGAGATACAGTTTATGTAGATAACACAATACTCCCAATAGAGGATATGGAGTGTTACGAGGACATTGATAATAAGATTCCATTATATTTTCCGGCACGAGTTGTTTCGTTCCGCTTTGCAAAAAGAAACTGGATGAAGATTGCTGTTAAGGCAAAATGGTTACATGAATGGATTGACGATGAGACCGGACCAGAAAGCGATTACATAGAGTGTGAGAAAAATTTTACAATCTTATTGTCAATGATTGGCAAGACAGTATTTCTCACAAAATCCGAAGCAGAAGCAAAACTGAAAGAATTAAGGTGCAACAATGATTGATTGTAATATTTGCAAGTATAAAAACGATTATTGTATAGAATGCAAAAACGGAGAGCTGTTCGAGAGGGAAAATGTGCCAGAACCTAAAAAAATATCAGTTAGAAACGGAAAAGAATATTGCGGACATTGTGGTTATTTGTGTGAATATGCCAGAGGATATAAAAAGTTTTATTGTATTAGGTGTGGCGGACTTAATTTAAGAAGTTGAAAGAAAGAGGTGGAGAAAATGAGTAATGTAACATGCGATGAAAATTGTGCGGAATGCGGTAGATGGACTACTATGCATTCTAATGGAGAAGACGTTAGTTATGATTGTTTGGTTACAGGAAAATATATCGTAAAAAAGAAAAGGAAAAGGGAAAGGGACAATGAGAATGACTAATGCAGACAGGATAAGGAATATGTCGGATGAACAATTGGCAGAGTTTCTTGTCGGATTTAAAAACACATTCGGCGAGGAATACGAAGGAGAAGCTAGTTGTATGGAATGGCTTCAATCAGAAGCGGAATAGGAGAAAGCGAGAGATGATAGAAGTAAATTTATGCCCATATCTGCTACCATGTGGGTGGTGTACTAAATACGATTGCCCATGCAGTGAATTTAAAGAGAAAGGAGATAAGAGCGATGAACGATAGATATTTATTTAAGGCAAAAAGGAAGAACTGGCAAGAGTTACCAAAAGACGAACAATGGGTGCAGGGCTATTACTATCAGATATGGGAAAATGGCTATATTCTTTGGGGCATGACTAATGATGTACCTAATATGATTGAGATAGATGTATCTACCCTCTGTCAATGTACAAGCTTAAAAGATAAGAATGGCAACCTGATTTGGGAGAATGATATCTGTAATTATTATAATTCAGAAGATAAAGATGGTATTGGAATTATAAAAAATGATTATGTTTTATGGATAGACGGAACTATTTCTATGAGGCATAAAATGACACCTTTGTTTTATTTGCAATGTAAAGATGAATGGAAAGTTATCGGCAACATTTTTGATAATCCAGAGCTGATGGAAAGTGAGGAAAAGTAATGAATTATATTTTATCAATTTTATTATTTGTACTTATTGAGCTAGTTATCTCTTTGGTAGAAAGCTTTGTTATATCATGGATAGCTTGTATATTAGGTATTAACATAGCATTTAAGATAATTTTATTTGTGGTATTTATTGCAAATTTGTTTTTGGCTGTAAAAGGAAAGTAAGGAGGAAAAGTAATGAATCGTGTAATTTTATGTGGACGAGTGGTACGAAATCCTGACGTGAGATACGCACAGGGCAACAACGGAAGTATGGCGGTTGCAAGGTATACATTAGCTGTTGACAGAACTTTCAAGAAAGAGGGCGAACAGGCAGCAGACTTTATTAACTGTATTGCATTTGGCAAGAACGGAGAGTTTGCAGAGAAGTATTTGCACCAGGGAACTAAGATTATCGTTGAGGGCAGATGGCAGACAGGCAACTATACTAACAAAGACGGACAGAAAGTTTACACCAATGACTGCGTTGTTGAAAGACACGAGTTCTGCGAAAGCCGTGCTAATCAGCAGAGTAACAATAATGGCATTATGGGCGGCAACAGCAGTAATGACAGCTTTATGGCTATTCCAGATGGTGTAGCTGACGAGGGATTACCATTTAATTAAGAGGTGTGAGTATGAGACTAGTTAACGCAAATAAGCTAAATTTTTCAGAGCAACATTACAATAAAAGTCAAATGAAGGCAATTCTTGATTTTGTAGACGCACAACCAACCGCCTATGATGTAGATAAGGTTGTGGCAACAATGGATAAAGCATTAATTGAACTTGAAGATGGCACTAATTGTGGGACTTGTGTATTTAAAGAAGTTTGTGATGATGGATATGATGGCTGTATACAAACGACAGTTGCGGTGTGTAAAAGCATAGTAAAGGCAGGTGGAAATATTGAATTATCAGAACATAGCGAGAGCCAAGGCAATAGAACAGGAAAATAAAAAGCGACTATTGAAGCTGAATCCAAAGTTAAATGACAAAAGTGGAATATATTTCTTGCTCCGAGAAGATGAAAACGGCTTTAAGTTTGCCTATGTCGGACAGGCTAAGTCGGTGTTGCAGAGATTAGCAAGCCACCTTGTAGGCTATGAACAGCACATAGACCTTAGTTTACGCAAACATAAGCTATATTCGGAGGATAATCCGTATGGTTGGCGAGTAGAATTTCTGAATTTCCCCGAAAGTCAGCTTGACGAAAAAGAGAAGTATTACATCAAACTGTATGCCGATAATGGTTATCAGCTTAGAAATGTTAGCATTGGCGGACAGGGTGAAAATCGTGATAGTGGTTCGATAGGCGAAAGAAAAGCACCTAAAGGCTATTTACAGGGCATACAGCAAGGCAGAAAGAACCTTGCAAGGGAATTATCCTCTATTGCAGAAAAACACCTTAAAATCGAAATTAGAGACGATAAGAAACACAACAAAGTATCGCAGAAACAGTATGAGAAGTTTATGGATTTATTGAAAGTGGGTGATTTAGAATGAGAATTTTGAGCAGTAAAGATTATTCTTGGCTTATGGACCGAATAGAAACTCTTTCCAATGAAAATGAAAGATTGCAGATGAAAGTTGATGAAATAACAAAAGAACAGCCTAACGATTGTAAAAGCAATGAGGGAAGTGACTTTTGCAGTATTTGCAAATTTGGCTATTTGAGAACAAGAAATCCGTTTGGGGCAGATTTTTATGCTTGCAGTAAAACAGTGTCTTGTGAGGGCTTTAAAAGAAAAGAAGATAACTAACTAAAAATCAAAGAAAGGAATAGGTTGTGCGCACATAAAACCGAGGTTTCCTTTTGGTAGATTTTATGAATTTTGAAAATTATTCTTGTGATAATCAAATGAGCATATTTGACTTCACAAGAGAACCAATCAGCATAACAAAGCCTATCCGCTTAATAGAACTTTTCGCCGGCTACGGCAGTCAGGCAATGGCACTAAAGAGAATAGGCGCTAAGTTTGAACATTACAGAGTTGTTGAGTTTGATAAGTATGCCATAGCAAGCTATAACGCAGTGCATGGTACGGATTTTCCTACAATGGATATAACTAAGGTTCATGCAGAAGATTTGAATATCTGCGACACAAATGCATTCACTTACTTACTTACTTACTCATTCCCTTGTACGGATTTATCAGTTGCCGGAAAGCAAGCCGGAATGTCTAAGGGCAGTGGTACAAGAAGTGGTCTGTTGTGGGAAGTTGAGAGAATACTAACAGAAATCAGAGATAGTAACGGAGAATTACCACAAATTTTGTTCATGGAGAACGTGCCACAAGTACATAGTCAGGATAATATGCCTGACTTTAGAAAGTGGCTAGATTTCCTTGAAAGCCTTGGTTACACAAATTACTATCAAGACTTGAATGCTAAAAATTATGGTGTAGCACAAAATCGTGAAAGATGTTTTATGTTTTCGTTCCTGAGCGAGTACAATTACCATTTTCCGCAGCCTATACCACTTAAAAAGAAGCTGAAAGACTATCTTGAGGATAATGTAGATGAAAAGTATTACATCAACAATGAAAAGGCTGACAAGCTGATAAGACAGCTTATTGACAACGGCACATTACCGCAACACAATCTTGACAGACAGACAGACAGACAGACAGACAGACAGACTTGCGTTGACGGAACAATCAATAAGCCGCAGCAAAGAGAAGTTGCAAACTGTATCAAGGCAAGATATGACTGCGGAATATCAAACTTGCGGTCAGACGGAAACCTTGTTGTTAAGCAATCAAGCAACGCAAATTGAAAAGCAGATTGATATTGCAACAACTCTTATGGCAAGAGATTATAAAGGTTTTGGAAATCAATCTATGAATGGAGTGATTGAATGGAAGTATTAGGAAGCATATATACAGAAGTTTCAGACAGATTTCAAAAAGGCATTATCGGGGGTATTTCCCGGTGTGTAAAAGCTGAAAAACACGATTTAGGAGTTGTACTTATGGAACAAATAATCTTAGACGGTAGTCAAAGAGGTCTTGAAAATGGCAAGTGGAGAACATACACGGACATAATGCCCTCAATTACCGCAAGAGAATATAAGGAGCCGAGAAGTGTTATGGAGGTAATACAAATAGGTAACATAGCAGAGGAAAAGAATTTCAGTAATCCTCAAACTGGCAGAATTTATGATGTAGGGGGGTGCAGTCCGACATTGAGTACAATGCAAGGTGGTAATCAAGAGCCGAAAATTCTTGAAAGTCAGATAGTCGCTATGCGTGGAAGAAATACTGATAATCCGTCAGATAGAACTGTGGGAAGCTCAACAGAGCAGAGATTAGAGGCAAATATGCAAGGTGCAAGTAATTGCTTGACAAGTGTACAGAAAGATAACTTATTACTTGAAAAACCTTTACTGCTAGGTGGCATTGGAAAAGAAAACGAGTTTGGCTCACAGTATAGGCAAGGAAACAGAGTGTATAGTTCCGATGCTTGTGCTATGGCATTAAATTCTCAGCCGGTTGGAAATGCTGGTGGAAATTCATACTTATACAATGTTGGCTATCGTATAAGAAAGCTGACACCGAGAGAGTGCGGACGGCTGATGGGTGTATCTGATGAAGATATGGACAAAATGGAAGCGGTAAACAGTAACACGCAACTATACAAGCAGTTTGGAAACAGTATAGTTGTAGATGTTATGTGTGCTATGTTTAAGAATTTGAATATCAAGCAAGGAGATTAACTATGACAGATGATACAAAACAGGAAATACAAATAGTCCTTGACTTGCTAAAAGGCAGTCTTACAAGAAATTGTGTGAGTATGGCAACGGATAGAGAGGGTAACTTGATGTTCTTTGATACAGCCACTTACAGCAGAAGCAAAGGCAAGGAGTTTGACGGATTCAGAGTTAATATCAACGATTTAGTAAAGTAACAATGTGACAGAACTTGAAGAGGTAATTATGGCAGGCAATTTTATTAAAATTGACAGAAAGATTTTAAAGTGGGAATGGTGGAGCGATATTAATACATTCAGACTTTTTATGTATATGTTGATAAGTGCCTATTGGAAAGACGGAAATTATAAAGGCAAGATAATTGAAAGAGGGTCTTTCCCCTCTTCGATATCTGAATTATCAAAAGAAACTAATTTGTCTGTAATGGAAATTCGTACCTCGCTAAAACACTTACAATTAACAGGCGAAATAACAAGCAAATCAACAAACAAATTCACGATATTTACTGTGGTTAACTACAATTTGTATCAAACGGATAACAAGCAAGATAACAAACAAATAACAAGCAACTTAACAAACAATCAACAAACAGATAACATTCTATTAACAAACTCTATATTAAAAGAAAGTAAGAATGAAAGAACGGAAGAAATTAAAAAAGACAAGAATATAGAAAAAGATATTACTAACGTAATATCCAAAAAGAAAAGCTATTATCCCAATGATGAATTGCTTGATGAAGCATTCAACGAATATCTGACAATGCGTAAGAGAATTAAGAAGCCTATATGCACCGACAAGGCATTGCATAGGGCTATGAATACTCTTGAAAAGTTGTCTGGTGGAGATAATGACTTGGCTATTAAAATTCTTAATCAATCAGTAGACCATTGCTGGCAAGGACTGTTTGAGTTGAAAAGTGACAGCAAGCAAGATGGGCAGGGATTTGGGAATGGCATTGATTGGAGTAAAGTGTAAAGGAGCGTAAAGAATGAGATTGATTGATGCAGACAATCTGAATTTTGAAGGGCAAAAGTACAACAAAAGCCAGATGAAAGCAATTCTTGATTTTGCGGATGCGCAGCCGACCGCCTACGATGTAGACAAGGCTGTGAAGAGATTGAGAAAAGAATTAAAATTAGCAAATAAAGAAAAGCAAAGGTGCGCAAAAGAAAATATCTGTCAGTTTGATGAAGTGAAAGGATATGTTAGGGCTATTGATGTTGCAATTGATATTGTAAAGGCAGGTGGCAAGAATGAGTAGAGTAGATGATACGCTTAACAAAATAAATTTTAGAAGTGATTATCCGCACAACGGAGTGGTTGAATCACTCTTAAAAACAATTGCAATTAATAGCGCTATTATATGTGACAAGTTAGATACTATTTCTAATCAATTGAAAGGAGGTAGCAATGACAAGAGAAGAAACAGTTGAAATAATTCATATTGTTTGTGATTGCTACCCGAATTTCAAACCTGAAGACTTATCAAGGACAATTGATGCGTGGCAAGTGATGTTAGAAGAATATAGTTGCGAGCAAGTGGCTGTCGCTTTAAAAGCATATATTACATCTAATACAAGCGGATTTGCACCAAGCGTAGGAGAAATAGTTGCTAAAATACAACTTGTATCACAGCCGCAGGAACTTGACGGAATGACGGCTTGGGGGTTGGTTAGCAAGGCTTTAAGGAATGGTACTTATGGGGCGGTTGAAGAATTTAAAAAACTACCGCCGTTAGTCAGACAGGCGGTTGGTATGCCAGATAACCTTAAAAACTGGGCGACATCAGACTATCAGACAATAGAAACAGTAATACAATCAAATTTTCTAAGAACTTACGAAACAGTTGTTAAGCGTGCGAATGAAATAAATCGTATGCCGGACAATATCAAATCACTTATCGAAAAGACGAATGTAAATTCATACAAGGCTCAAATCGAGCAAAAATTCCAAAGAGATATAAATGCATTACAAATTAAAGAAAATGCCCTTATCGGTCAAAATACAAACGCAGAAGAATATATTGAAACACCTAAAGAAGTGCAAGATAGAATTAACAGAATGCGAGGTTGATTTTAGTGGAAGCAACGCCAAAAATTAGTCCACAGATGAGAATGTACTATAAACGGAAAGAGGCAGGATTATGTGTTGAATGTGGGAAGCCACTTAATGGAGAAAAACTTAAATGCAGAGATTGCCGAGAAAGAATTAATGCAAACAGAAAAGAACTTGCACACTGGTATCAAGATAATGGCATATGTCCTAAATGTCGGCATAATAACCTTATGGGAGATGAAAGGGTTTGTCCTGAATGTTCTGCAAAAAGATATTCTCAGAGGATTTCTAGGTATAATGCTAATCCCGAAGAGTTCAAGGCAAGAGATAGGCTTGAACAGAAGAAAATCAGAACAAGACGAGCCGAAAAAGGAATGTGTGTTAAATGCGGTAAAGTTAAGGCAGATGGTAAATATAAAACTTGTACAAAATGCCGCATTAAAGCAAGAAATGCAAAACGCAATAAGCAAAAAGATTGTAAGGTTGAGCTAAAAAGAGAATGGGTTGCCAATGGCAAATGCTGGTTTTGCGGTGAGCCGGTTTATAATCATTCAAAATTATGCAAAGAGCATTACATTAAGTCTTTAGTTTATGTAAAGAAAAGCAAGGAAGCGAGGATAAAAAATGAGCAAGCCAGAACAACGAAGATTTCAGGAACAAATGATGAGAGTTCAATTAAACAGGCAGAAGAATAAAGAAAATAAAGAAATGTTTGGTAACGCCTTGATAATTCTGCTATGGGTTTTGCATGACAAGTTTGGGTTCGGTAATAAGCGATTGGAGCGGCTTATTGACGAAATCAATAAATTTAACGAAGATTTCAATGCAGGACTTATAGACCCGAAAGAGCTTATTGAACAGTTGGAAGAAGAAACGAAAATTAAAATTAAATATTAAGGAGTGTGGCTTTATGAAATTTTCAGATTTTACAAAGCCAGAACTTGAAAAGATTATTGAAAATGCCAATTTTACCGAGGAAGAAGTGAGAATATTTATGCTTCTTTCTCGGAATTTTGCACAAAAGGAGATAGCGCACAGATTGTCAATATCTACAAGAACGTTAGAAAGACGGGTGAGGAATATTAAGAATAAGATTGAGAGGGTGGTAAATGAGTGGAACTAACAGACAAGGAATTGTTGAATTATGTACTAGAGAATGATATTATCTCTCGTGATGATATCCAAAAAAGAATCGAAATGAACGAAAGGAAAAAATATTTAAAAGAACATGCCTACGAGATATGGCAAGGAAAAGATAGTAAGTGGTATACATATCTGCCAAGTGAAACTGCTTCAAATGGGAGAAAGTTATTGAAGCGGTCAACATTAGATTCACTTAATGACGGAATAGTGGAACATTACAAGAAATTAGAGAATGAACCGCTGATCAGGAATGTTTTTCAAGAATGGATCGACTGTAAACTTGATTATCACGAAATCAAGAAACAGTCATACGATAAGTATACTAATAATTTTACTAGGTTTTTTGATTGCGAAGCATATCCAGTGGCAGACAAGAAAATTAAGTACATTACAACCGATGAATTGGAAAAATTCATCAAGACAATCATTGCTGAATGTAGTCTCTCGCAGAAAGCATATTCTGATATGCGTATTCTTGTCAACGGCATTTTTAAGTATGCCAAAAAGAAAGGCTATACAAATATCAGTATCACACAGTTTATGGGAGACTTAGATTTATCTCGTCGGTCATTTACCAAGAAAGTGAAAGATATGGGGGATGAGATTTATTTTGAAGATGAAATCCCTGTAATTACTGAATATTTGTGGCAGAGATACGATATCAGAAGTCTGGGACTTCTACTTATGTTTGAGACAGGGCTAAGAGCCGGGGAACTAGCATCACTTAAATTTTCAGATGTTCGCAGTACAAAACTAAAAGACGGAACTGTAAAGAATTTTATTTCTGTGTCAAGAACAGAAATAAAAATTAAAAATGAAAATGGAAAGTGGGTTGAACCTGTTAGCGATTATCCAAAATCCGACGCAGGCATAAGAGATGTAATAATTACAGATAAAGCACTTAGAACTGTTAAAGCCATTCGCAGACTAAATCCATTTGGAGAATACATGTTTATGGAAAAGGGCGAACGGATCAAGAGCAAGGCGTTTAATCGCAAACTAGAGAGGGTTTGTAAAGCCTTAAATATTAATTATCGTTCAGCGCACAAGATAAGGCGTGCTTATGGCACAACGCTTTATGATAACGCAGCAAATGATTCTGTAATATGTGAAATGCTAGGGCATAGCAATATCGAGACAACAAGAAAGTATTACATATACAGCAATAAGACAAGTAAATCCAAAATTGAGCAAGTCAGTAAGGCTATCAATTTCTGATTTTGGTTACAAAGTAATCAAAGTAATCAAAGGCTAAAGGCGTAAAGCTAGAAAACAAGCGGAATACAGGATTGGTCAATCGAGTTCGATTCTCTCATCCCCTGCTAGTTTTATTAGATGGTGATATGCCGAAAAGCCGCATAAATACTGAATGAAAGGAGCTTTTTGGATATCATCATTTTTCTTGTAAAATCAAAAGGTAATCACAGAAGTAATCAAAGAATGTTTGTAAACGCCGTAGGGGGCGTTATTTTTTTACTTTAGAATGGCGGATAACTGTCTAATTTATGGCGGTTAATCCGTCTTTTTTTATGCCAAAATATAATCAGAAAGAGAGGTAGTGCGAATGTTTTCGGATGAAATTAGAGAAAAAATCTTAAGCAAAGAAGAATTACAGAAACTTGACTTAGTAACATTATCTCTTGTTATCCACGCAATCGAGGAAGTTTTAGAGGAGGTAGAAGATGATAAACAATCCTTATCAGACAACACCCATGATGAATAATGGATATGTACCGCAATATGGAACATATCAATACAATCCTATGGCAAATATACAGAGATACCAGCAACAGGAGCAAATGTTACCGACACAAATGCCGGGAACATCACAACAGAATGTTATGGGGAAAATTGTTGATAGTATAGAGGCTGTCAAGGCTGTAGATATTCCTATGGATGGCAATATTTATTATTTCCCAAAGGCTGACGGAACGGAAATTTATGGTAAGCAATGGCAACCGAATTGTACAACTCGCATTTTGACTTATAAGCCTTGTTTGGATAGTAACTCTAACAATTTATCATCTAATGATAAAAAATCGAAATTTGACCTGTCAGACGAAAGCACAGAGCTGTTTATGAATAAGTTTGATGAACTATCAGAGAAGATAGGGCAGTTAGAGGATAGATTTGATAAATCTTTAGGAACACAGAGAAAAGCTTCAAAAACTCAAAGCAAGGGTGGTGATGAAGAATGAATCCAATTAACCTTTTTCAAATGATGAGAGGCGGTCCTCAACAGTTCATGCAGCAGATAGCGAACAATAATCAGCTTATGAGCAACCCAATGATGAAAAATACAATACAAATGGCACAGCAAGGCAATATGCAAGGCATCGAACAGATGGCTAGAAATTTATGTAAGGAAAAAGGATTAAATGCAGATGATGTATTTAATCAGATAAAAAGCAGATTTAATAATTAATAGCATATTAGATGTCTTTGCAAATTACCTGGGTGACATCTTTATGAATAAATTAATGGAGGTAACTAATATGTTTAATTCAAATTGTGCCAGCGTGCCACTTGTTGCAAATATTGATGGCAACAGTAATAACAATGGCTGGGGAGATGGCGGATGGCTTTGGTTCATTGTCGTAATCTTTGCAATATTTGGTGGCTGGGGCGGTGGCTTTGGCGGATTTGGCGGTAATGGTGGAGCATTACAGGGATATGCGACACAGGCTGATATTCAGAGAGGCTTCGACAATTCGGCAGTTGTCAGCAAGTTAGATGGCATTTCCAACGGACTTTGCGATGGATTCTACGCTATGAACAACAGTATGCTTACAGGCTTTAACGGCATTAACACAAATATCATGCAGACAGGCTACGGCATCCAGCAGGCTATTAACGCTGATACAGTCGCTAATATGCAGAATACAAACGCTTTACAGTCACAGCTTGCCAACTGCTGCTGCGAGACAAGAGAAGCTATTCAGGGTGTAAACTACAATATGGCAACTAACACCTGCGCTTTGCAGAACACAATGAACAATAATACAAGAGATATTATTGACAGCCAGCAGGCAGGAACGAGAGCTATTCTTGATTTCCTGACAAATGACAAGATAGCTACATTACAGGCAGAGAATAATGATTTACGCAGAGCCGCTTCACAGGATAGACAGAACGCACTTCTGACTACCACAATGGCAGCGCAGACAAATCAGATAATTGACGCTGTAAGACCTACACCGGTTCCATCATTCCCGGCAAGCAACCTTTACGGATATGCTTACGGATGCGGATGCAATACAGGTTGCGGATGCTAAACAACTGAATAATTAACAAGTATCTTAATCAATTTTAATCGGTTTAATTCTTGGTTTAACTCGGCTTAATTCAATTTAACTTGATTTAACTCAATTTAATCGAGTTAAGTATCGAGTTTAACTCGAAAGAAAACTCGAAAGATTATGTCTGCTAAGCAGTATTACTTATAATCAAAGGGCAGGCTATAATGCTTGCCCTTATTTTAATTATCTGGAGGTTTCTAAAATGGAAGAATTAAAAAATAAGTTTATAGAAGCAATTAAAAGCATAGATTTTAATAAGCTTAATATCTATGAGCTAAAAACTGTATCAGAAATTTCTGATACAGTAGATAAGATGGCAAAGAAAGATTATACAGAATTGCTTAAAGAGTCTATGGTTTCAATGGGGGTAAAAACTTCAAAAGAAGAGAAACCTAAAACAATAGAAGAAATGAAATAAGGAGGTTTTTATTATGGCTGAATTTTCAAATGTTGCAACACAGACAGTTGCGGTAAATGGAAATGTATTATTTACAGATGCACCAACGTCTGTATGTAACAAAGGATATATTTCGCACAGAACAGGAAGCGGATTAATCAACCTCAAAGGTGCTACTAACACTTGCAAGGCAAAGTACAGAGTAGAATTTAATGGAAATATTGCAGTACCGGCAGGTGCTACAGCAGGTCCTATATCCCTTGCGATTGCGATAGAGGGCGAACCAGATTTATCAGCACTTGCAATTTCAACACCAGCGGCGGCAGAAGCATTTAACAATGTTTCTATGGCTACAGATGTATGGCTTTCTTGCGGATGCTGTCAGGCAATCTCTGTTAAGAATACATCTACACAGGCTATCAGTGTTGCTAATGCAAATATCACAATCAACAGAATAGGTTAAGAAAGTGAGGTAAACAACTATGCATATTGAAAGAATACACAAAATGGTTGAGTGCCTTACCGAAAAGACACTATCTGAACTTGATAAGGGTATTGAAAATGTAAACGTTGAGGAAATGTCAGAAGCTGTGGATATGATTAAGGACTTATGCGAAGCAGAATACAAGGCAGTTATCGTTAAGTCTATGAAGAAAGCAGATGAAGAGGAAGAAGAGTACGACAAGGAGCTTCTTAGAACCCTTAAAGCTGAATATGGTGAAGAGGGCGGCAGAAGATACTATGATGAATACCGCTATATGCGCACTGGCAGATATGCCCCTAAAGGAAAGGGTAGTTATGTAGGCAGAAGAGGATACGAAGAACCACCTTATTACCATATGTACCCAGAGCGTGATATGGATAGGGAATATGGCAGAATGTACTATACAGAGCCTACAAGTACACATACCGCTGAAAGTGGCTATGACAGGGCAAAGAGAATGTACACAGAAACTAAAGAAATGCACAAAGCTAATACGCCAGAGGATAAGGAGCATAAGATGAAGTCACTTGACAGCTACACTAAGGAACTTGCAAGCGACATTACAGATATGGTTGCCGATATGTCAGCAGAAGAGAAAAATTTGCTTAGAACAAAGTTAAGCACTCTTGTATCTAAGATTTGATTTTAAAGGCTATGAGTAGCAATATTCATAGCCTGTTTTATTCAGAAAGGGGCATACAGATGTTTTTTGCAATCAATGGTACAATGTGGCAAGTGCAATATAAAAATTCAAATTCGGGTGAATTAAAGCGGTCAGACGGCACAATCAGCTTAGGTGTAACTGATAGAAATACACATACAATTTATTTGTCAAACGCCTTGCGTGGATTTATGGAACGCAAAGTGCTGATACACGAAGTATGCCATGCAATCTGTATGTCCTATGATGTGTATTTGCCTATCGAACAGGAAGAAATATTGTGCGATTTTGTAGCAACATACGGAGATGAAGTATTTGACATTGTTGATATGGTTTTAGGGGCAGTTAGGAGAGTGGGATGATGAGTATTGATGAGCTGTTAAAGATAATTCAAAGGACTAATCCGACTATGACTAAAGAATTATTGATATATGAGCTTGGTCAATGTCGGTATTCAAGTAAGGCGTTAGTACATACAGAAGAATGCTGTAAGCTGGCAAAATAATTATTCGCCAGCTTTTTCTACGCAGTCGATAATATATCCACTTAATCCTTTGAATCCTTTTTCTTTAGCAATCTTAGACCAGACTTCCTTTTTGCCCTTGGGTGCCATTACTGTAATTCTATCATAGTTTTTCTCATTCCAACGATTTTTTACTTCTGATGATGTTTTTGATTTTGCCATGTAAATATAAACTCCTTTTTGCTTTTGATTATACTACTTGCAAAAGTATGTTGCAATACTTTATAAAGTATGATATAATATATCTATAATCATTAGAAAGGTGGTGCTTATATGGCTGACTTAAACAGTGTAGGTGGACTACATTACGAAATGATGAGAAGATGTTATAACCCTAAAAGTATAGCATTTAAAAGTTACGGAGCTAAGGGGATAAAAGTATGTGAAGAATGGCATGATAGAGATAATTTTAGAAAGTGGTGTGATGAAAATGGATATACAAAAGGTCTAAGACTTAACAGAATTGATAGTACAAAGGATTATTGCCCAGAGAATTGTGTATTGGGAAATAAAAATTGCAAAGACCAAAACAGCGCATACCAAAAACTATATAGAAACATAAGACAAAACAAAGCAGTCAAAAAAGAGCTTGGAATTGAAAGATATACTGATAGCCCATTATACAGAAAACACAAGAGTATGATGGAAAGATGTTATGATGAAAAAAATATAAGTTATCCTTATTACGGAGCAAGAGGAATAGATGTTTGCTTTGAATGGAGAGGAAAGGATGGTGTTAAAAATTTTATCGCTTGGTCTATGAGAAACGGATATAAGCATGGTCTTTCATTAGACAGAATAGATAACGATAAAGGTTATTGTCCTGAAAATTGCAGATGGGTTACTATTCAAGAACAAGCAATAAATAAGCGAAGAAATAAAAAATATGAATGGAAAGGGCAAACACTTATATTGGCTCAAATTTCAAGAATGGAAAATATTTCATATGGTAAATTATATGGAAGAATAAATAATAATCATATGAGTATAAAAGATGCAATCAAAGATATAAAGAAAAGCACCGAATAATCGGTGCTATTTTTTTATGCTAACCTTAAAAGCACCCGCCACCCATGCAAAATAAACTTGAGATTTTGGAAATAAAAAATTTGAAAATTTCTGTCAGATTTGCAGTCAATTTTTTCAGTACGCCCCTATATGCCTATGACTATATGAAAAATAAAGAAACGCCCCTATATAAAAATTCGAGTTAAAAATTTTGATACCGGGGTGGGTATGTAATTCCTACACGAAAAACCGAAATAGGATTTTCCCCAAATTTGACCTCAATTTTGTTCAGATTTGCCCTGAAAAATTGATGAAAAACTTTAACGGATTAAAGTGCATTATATAAACTTGACCGGCTGTGATTCGTGCTTGTTTTAGCGTTGTGACTTTGCGATTTGCCCTGTACGGCGGTTTTATTGCGCCGATGTAGATTTATAAGCCTACAAAATAAAACAGCCTCAAAACGCTTTCAATTATAATATTCAAAGCCGTTAAAAACATAACTTTTCTTGTTTGTCTTCCAGTCTGTGAAGCTGTACAATATATAATTCGTGCAATCATCTTCCGACAGCTTTTTAACATTGCTAAACATGGCACATAATATATTATGCGCAAGCTGTGCGCGTTCTTTCTCTGTTGTTTGCCATTCTTCTATAATCTGCACATTTTTAACAAGTGGCTCGCCGTCGTTACCTGTGCTCATCTGCTTAGCTTCGATAATATAACATTTATCTTTTATTCTAGCACAAAAAGAGCGTAAAAGCTCAATAGAATCAAGAACCGGTACATTGTTTTTAAAATCAAAGCAAGAAACGCCTTTTTCATATGCGCATTCTGGCACACATTCCAACGCTTCATTATATCCGTATACATCGAATGCATATGTAAAGTCGTCGTTCTGGTCGTTTGTCATTTTTAGAAAATTGATAGATTTTTCATTTTTGGGGATTTCACCAAACCTTAAAAAATACATAAAATGCCACCTTTCAATATTATACCATATTATTATTAATATGGGAATGCTTGCGGCTGGAATCGAACCAACCAAACCACAGCAAGCCAAAAAGGGCGCAGATTGTACGCCCTTATTCAATATATTTTTTGTAATGTTCTGGAAATTTGAAAATTCTTTCTCTTCCTATGTTCTTTGGTTTAGATGAAAATCTTTCTAATCTTGTTGAGCTGCTATTGACGTCTAAATCTAAATCATTGTAACACTGTTCGCACTCTAAACGCACTATCCAATTAAATGAGCCGCTATCATATTGATATAACATAGCTTTAGCCTTTGGATAGGCTTTTAAATAATTTTCAATAGATTGAAATTGTAAAGCAGTTTCTTCAAGTTTCGAATATCCGTCAATTTTTAACCAATGTACATATTTCACGGTACCACCTCCATATTTTAATATTATCCTTTACAGGAAAAACCGCCGCCGGCATCGGTCCGGCTGGCATCCTCTGCGGCGGTTAAAAAACAAGTTTTTTAAGTTTCAAAAATGTATTGTAATCAAATTTACAATCTGACAAATAAATACATTCGCATAATTCTTCATACTCTTTTACGTTGTCCGCCTTGTCAAATGCCTTTTCTATCTGACGCAAAATGTGCTTTGCGTGCTTTTTGTAATTCATAAAAAACCATCCTTTCATTGTGTGCTTGTCTCATCAGCGGCAAGGCTGCAACCCTACACCAGACCGCCAAAAGTGGCGGTTTCGACTTAAACAATTTCTAAATATCCCAAAATTTCAACGCTTTGCGGAATGCAAAAGAACATCACGCCAGAAGGCTCATATTTTGGAACATAGGAAGCATGATAACTTTTTCCATTGTTTCCAATTGCTAAATATTCCCCGGTCATATGCTTCTTTGCGATTTCATCAAAGCTTATTAAATCCTTTGTATTTATCTCTCTTTCTACAACTGTCATATTTCTATACCTCCTCTATATATATTCTTTCCTCTGCTCCTGTCTCGTCGTCTTCATAGATGCCGCCGAAATCATCAAACCAGCTTTCAGCTCCTCGGCGGCTGTATGTCTCACCGCCTAATAAAATTTTACCGCTTTCTGTTACAAGTCTGTATTGTTTATCCATGTTTGCGTCCTCACTTTCTTTATTTTGTAGCTTAATAATAACACTGATTATAGTGCTTGTCAACACTAAAATCAGTGAAAAGATAAAAACATTTTTAGTTGCATTTTGAAAATAAAAGTTGTATTATTATATCTATAATATGAAAGGAGATAATGTCTATATGTGGAAGTATAAAACCGATATTTTAAAAGAATTATCCAACAGAGGATACACAAGCACTAAAATAAGGAAAGATAAGATATTAAGTCAAGCAACATTACAGAATATTAGACAGGGAAAAGGAATAACAACGGATACTATTAATACAATATGCATTATATTAAGATGTCAGCCATCCGACATTATAGAGATAGTACCAACCGATGACGAAAAAATAAAATATTTTTAAATAACACTGAAAATAGTGTTGACAATATAATGCTATCAATATATAATCAAGGTACATTAAAAGAAAGGCAGCGGAAACGCTGAAAGGTGGACAAGATGAAAACTATTGAATTATTAAACAAAGTTGTTGAGTTAGGTTTTGACAGAGAAAAGGCACTTGCAGACATAGACGCAAGCCTTGACGAAATAATCGGAGCAGAGAACAGAAAGCCAATCACAGAAGAGGAAATAAGTGAAGAGCTGGCGAATGATATTTTATTCGGGTTTGAATGTGAAAAAGGAAGCAATTAAGAAAGGTTAAAAGGTGGACGACATGAAAGCATATTACACAAGCATATACAATGAGAGAATGATAGGTGAGATATTAAGACATAACACAGCAGGAGAAGCTGAAAAATATCTCAATAAAGAATGGGACAGGCTCACAGAAAGAGAGCAGAAAGGATTTAAACCGGGAACGGCGGACAGCTTCAAGGCGTTTGAGATTGAAGCGACAGAAGAACAGCTTGAACAGATAGAAGCTGGTGACATTGCCCCAGAAGAGCTTGAAATAAGAGTCATTAAAAACATGTTATAATTATAAAGCGGTGTATATCTATTATACATCGCTTTTTTAATGCCTATTGATTAATTATATTTATCGTGTTATTATATTGCTAATAATTAAATATAAGTTTTACACCCGATAATATTAATATTGTTATCGGGTTATTTTTATGTTATTAGTATATATTATAATAAGCTGGATAAGCTCCGGCGGAAAGGGGAACACATGGAGAAAGTACAGGAAACACCAGAAAGTCAAGAGGTTTTTGAAAATGAAATTGATATGTATTTTAAAAGATTTTGTGCGGAAGAAAACATTGAAGATATGGCAGCGGCTCCCCAATCCCTTTTTTATGCCGCTTTAATTTATGTATATAATAATACTTTCAAAGGCACTAACAGACTAAAATTAAAGGGTAAATTACAGGGATATAATAATAATAATTATAACAATCAATATAGTAATATTAATAACAGTAATTGTAATAGTTATAATTATGAGTACTTAAATTATATAGCAGATTATTATATATATATGTGTTATAAGTATAATAAAATATGTACTATAAGTGGTTATTGTAAATTAACTGGTATAAGAGAAGATGTTATATATAACTGGGGAAGTGAGAGCAGGACACCGCAACTAAGTACATCGGCAAACAATTTATATCAAAAACTGTCTAAAGATTACGAATCTAGTGGAGAAGCTCGGCTCTGGTCCGGTAAGAACCCAGTCGGACAGCTTGCGGTCATGAATCGCCGTTTCGGTTGGAATCTTCCCGGCGTCAGCAGAGAAAGCACCACAAAGACCATTAAAACAGCCGCAGACCTTCCGCAGCTCGGACCATCCGGAAGCGCTCAAGGCTCTAATGTTCGTCAAATTGCACAATGATTTCTTGTTGTGCAAGATGTACAAGAAATCCCACAAAGCCAGTAAACAAGCGGCTTGTAGCCGTTTAGCTTACAGTAACATGATTTCGCTAAAGTTGAGTTTAGCGAAATGATAAAACAGAACATTTGAGCGACAAAAACACGACAAAGCCAGTAAACAAGCGGATTGACAGTGATTGCATGATAATTATTCATTGCGCAATGACTCCGCTCTGGCTGATTTCATTGTGCAAAATGTATAGCGCATGGCGTGGGGGTTATATATACACGCAATGCGAGCCTAACTAAGTCGCTCAAATATTCTCAAAAATAAAAAGGTCTATTATATTTATATATAAACATTTATTTATATATATTTATATACCCAATAATTAACAGCTTATTAACCCATATATAATAATCAATATATTTATTAATATAGCCTTAATAAAACCTATATAATTTAGTCAATAATTACTGTACAAATCCTATAGATAGGTGTATAATAGACACATCTTAATTATTCATAAGATATTCAATAAGCACATCAGAAAACGGCTAATTCAGCCGAGTAAATTCCAAAAAAATTTTTAAAAATAAAAAAGAGTTAGGAGTTATAAATGCAGGGCGGTGAATACCAAAAATTGGCTATGCGTACTAACGATAAAATGGCTCATTACAGGCTGTGCACCGAATTAACCGGTAAGCTTCCAATTAGTCCTCTAACAGAAAACAATGCTAAGTGTAGCAACATAAATGACATAGCGGGACTTCTTAACGGTGTCTTAGGGCTAACTGGTGAAGCTGGTGAAGTATCAGACCTTGTTAAAAAGGGCATATTCCACGAAAAAGGTATAGAACTAGAACACCTCAAGAAAGAGTGCGGTGATGTAATGTGGTACGTTGCTATGATTTCCGAAGCTTGCGGATTCAGTCTTGATGATGTAATGCAGACAAACATAGATAAGCTTATAGCACGTTATCCGAATGGCTTTGATTCTTACAGGGCTAATCACAGACAGGCAGGTGATATTTAATGGGAAATGCTGAAAATAATGGGTTTTGCGTTAATTGCATAAATAAATCATTACTATTTAGCGTAGAACCATGTAAAAGCTGTGTTAATAACGGTGGTAAGAAAAATAGTTTTACTCCGCTTAAAGATGTTGCTCCTAGCGTCAATGAAAAGTCGGTAAACGACAATGTTAATCATCCGAGCCATTATGAAACTGGCAGCTTTGAATGTATAGATGTTATGTTGGAAACACAGGGCAAGGAAGCTGTTAAGAACTTTTGCTTATGCAATGCCTTTAAGTACATTTACAGACATAATAACAAGAATGGCTTAGAGGATATTAAAAAAGCCAAGTGGTACATTGACAAATACATAGAATTGTCAGAATAGCCACTTAATGCCCCTTAGCCAAGTGGTAAGGCACCGGATTTTGATTCCGTTATCGTGAGTTCGAGTCTCACAGGGGTAGTTTATTTTTCTTTTTATTTGTTTGGCTGTTCATTATTGTGTTTTTGCATTTTACACAGAACAGTCCTCCTTTCATGTACCTCTTTGGATTTATTCAGTTAAGGGTAGTGCAAGACTATCCGAGAGGTTTTGCCTCGCACAGAGGCGTGAAATTCAACTTATCAAGGATTTTTCTTAATACCCCCGACTATTTATTACAAAATTCTTGGTAGCCGTTACAGGCGGCATATGCCGTGTGTCCGGTTGGTCGAGGAAGCAGTCTTGAAAACTGTCTGGGCGTAAAAGCCTCCGGGGTTCGATTCCCTGACACGGCGTTCTCGCATGTAAACTGAAAAGAGGAATAAGTTGTTGGTTATCTGTATTTCTCTAAAACCACCTACATGTGAGTTGATGTGTGGCGGAATGAGTAAACGCTAATTGATGGTTAAGAGAACGGTGTGCGACAAGGATTGCTAGAACAAGTCTGGTAAATAGCTGTAAGCAATTACACCAATAAATCCGTTAGAAAATAAAAATCCATTTATCCCTATTCGTAGGTGCAGACTAACTGACGGAATCTCATGTGTGGTTCAAATCCACACCACATCAATTACAACAAACTAGGTTAGCTACCGAAAAGCAGACTACGACTGCCTGTTTGTTGTTATTATTAATCGTAGGGTTGAGCGAATAAGGTGGAACGCTCTTATTATCTTTCGTAGGAGGTAAATAAAATGACAAAAATTAAAAACGAAAATTACATAGCAATTCAAGGCTTTATGGTAAAGGAATTAGGACTTACAGGAAATGAACTAATTGCCTATGCTTTGATATATGGTTTTTCACAAGATGACGAGAGCGAGTTTAGAGGAAGTTTGAATTATGTTGCAGAATGGCTTAATTGTTCAAAAACAACAGCATTTAATCTTCTTAATAAGCTGGCAGATGATGGCTTTATTAAAAAGACAGAGAAACTTATTAATGGAGTAAAATTTTGTAATTATAGTGCAATTAAACCTAATGATGAGGAATTGAAAGAAATAAAATTAAGAAAACAAATCCGAAAGGAAAAAGAAAAACTTGAACGGAATTCAAAAAAATTGAATACCCATTCAAAAAATTTAAAAAGCCGTTCAAAAAACTTGAACGAGGGTGTTCAAAAAGTTGTAACTAATAAAAATAATATAAATATAAAAGATAATATAAATGACAATATAGATAAGGACTATACATCAATTAACATTGATGGAGAGGTACATACATCGTTTTCAGAGAAACCGACGGCAAGAGCTGTCACAAGAGATGAAATGTTGCTTAAAGAAAAAGATATGGTTGATAGGTTCAATAACATCTGCGACAGCGATATAGATAATTCAGCTATATGTGATTGTGTTAAAGACGGATTTAAGATGTATATGCAGTTATATGAAATCTATTTCCACAAAGTACACCCAATACTTACAGATAAGACATTAAATAATGTATGTTTTGTCCTATCAACTATCACAGATACAGAACACGGACATTTCGACGCTGACGCTATATACGAAACAGACGATAAGGGCATTACAGTTTTACAGAGAATGATTAACGACCATTTCATCAGAGAACATAGAGAAAGCACCAACTATTCAATAACACATTTTGCTAATGCTGAATATCTTAGCAAGCTGGCAAATAGATTTATAGAAATGTAAAGGACATATTATGAAAACAATCTTTGGCATAGTAATGCTGATATGGGTTTATTACAATATCAAATACATTGAAAGAGAAGACATATCTATTGCAACAGCCGTTAAAGAGGGAATGTCAATAATTATATGTTTACTGACAGGTATATTGGCAATTATGATACAGAAAATGATGTAAAACAGACAAGGAGTGATTATTATGGCTATGGGCGTACACCCACTAAACAAAGATAAGTTTTATGAAGCAATTAATCTGTACATATCGGGACAGGCTTCACAAGTAAAGGCAGCAAAAGTAGCAGGTTGCAGCGTGCCGACATTTAAGAAATACGCTAACAAGATTTATGGCGGCGAGGAATTACCAGATAATTTATGGGAGAAGAATAATGATTGAGAGAATTGTTAATCGCTGGATAAGACACAAGACAAAGAACTTAACAAGAATACCACTGTTTATAATGACATTTAACTATCGTAAGTATAAGGCACAGGGGAAGAAAGATAGTTGTATGCTTTACAGCCATCCAGATATTGCCAATGATGAATTTGTAAAGGACAAATTACAAGAAGTTGTTGACTATATCAGAGATAACTATGATTTAGACATTTTTACGAGGATTTGAGGTGTAATATGTGTGAATTTTGCGAGGAAAAATTTCCTGTCATAACGCATTATGGCAAATTTAAGATTGATAAGTTGTCAAATAAACCTGTAATTACATGCGACTTGAATAAATGTCCGTCCTTTGCGGTGTGTTGCAGTAAAGATATGAATGTTGAAATGGCAATGAAAATAGCTTATTGCCCTATCTGTGGTAGAAAGCTGGTGGAAGAATGAGTAATATACATAGATTCAAAGTAGAACCAATAGAAGAAAACCGGGCGTGCGCTAAAGTTACAGTTGATGGCGGGCGGTGCTTATGCAGTTCATATAAAATAGAGCATTATGCCGGAAGCCTTCCAATGGTTAATATAAACCTTATTGCTGATGTACAATATGAGCAAGATGCAGAAATCAACATTGTAAACTTGCACGAAATAGCTTCACTGATAGACAAGAAAACATTCAAGGAATTTTGCAGAGTTTGGGAGGAAATTCACGATGAAGCATAGCAAAGAATGGCACACTTGCGATAGGTGCGGTGCGGAAATAGAAAAGCCTAAAATATGGTATGACCGAATATTCCCTTATCTAAGAACCGTAAATTTAAAAAAGGCTATGTCTTTCAAGGAAATATTTACGGAAATTAAACAAGGGAGAATAGAGCCGGTCATAAGTACAAATGGCATAGAAAACATTGTATTAGAAGAATACTATTGTACAAAGACAAAGCAAATTGACTTATGCCCTAAGTGCAGGAAAGATTTTGAGAGGTTTATGAAGAATGAGTAACATTGACAATCCTTTATCAGAGTATCAATCGCCACCCGAAGAAGCGTTGATAAATTTCGGTGTAGATGTTTCAAAAGAAGCAGTAGAAAAAATGCTTTGGAAAAGTTTGGCAGACTGCCACAAAGCCACATTGAAATGACTTTTGCTAGGGATTCTAAAATAGTTGAAGAAACAAGGAGATTTATGAGAAATGAAAATATCAGAAATGAATAACTGCATTGAGAAAATGCGGGAGTGTTACAAGTTTGATGATAATAAAACAAAAATAAGACTTGGAGATATGATAAACGGAAGTAACAGATATGTAACTGTCAGTGTAAGGGATGAAAACGGAACACAGATTGAAATGTCAAGATATGCGGATGAACTGTACAAGGAGTAAGATTATGAAAATAATTAAAAAAGGCGATTTGAACATAGCCAAAAAACCGCGAAGGTTTGAATGCAAGAATTGTGGAACGATTTTTGAAGCGATTGAAGAAGAATATATATACTGTGGCGACCAACGAGAGGGCGATAACTGGAAGTGTGAATGTCCTTTGTGCCACGGAGCGGTATATTACAACTAAAACGATATTACCGGCTACAGATTGATTGTAGTCGCTACCCTAAAACAGTTATAGGCAGAGGTCTATAAGCACCTTTGCTGAAAAGTGGAGGTGCTTTTCTTATGGCTAGTCAGAGCCTTATTTCTACAGTTAATAGCTACGAAAGTTACATAGAAAAAAACGGAATAGATGAACAAGTAATTAATGCCTATGTAGACGCTTGCAGTGTAGCCATAAATGGCGAGAAAGACATTGGGTATGGGCTACAACTCACTAAGAGAGCAAAAGAGCTTATAGAGGGTTTCTGCACGGCTAAAACAGGTGGTACGATTTGGGATTTGGAAAAATACGCGTTTGCAAATAAAACGGAATATGAGCTGATTAATTGGTTTTACGATATTTTGCTGATTGAAGCACAGAACAAAGTTGTTGACAGCGGATTTAGGTATCTTGAAAAGAAAAGAGAGCCTAAAGAGCGATTTTATATGCCGCGCCGCAAACAATTTATAAAAATGGGGCTAACAGAAGCATTGCAAGGCATGATTGATGATAAATACGATATATTGTGTGTGTCATTAATACCAGGAGCAGGAAAAACAACCATTGAAAAAATGTTCAATGCTTTAGTTGCTGGCTGGTTTCCTAATGACTTTTGCCTTTTTTACTCTCATTCGGGCGACATTACACGAATGTACTACGATGGCGTGTATGACATTGTTACAAATTCTGAAGAATATGCCTGGAATGAAATTTTCCCTAATCTTACAGTCACAAGCACTAATGCAAAGCTGGAACAGTTCAATGTGGGTAAATACAAACCATTCCCTAGTATACAATGCACATCTGTCGGTAGTAAAAATGCCGGTAAAGTTCGTGCGAGCAAATTTTTACTTGTAGATGATATGATTGGTGGTATTGAAGAAGCACTTAATCCTATGGTACTTGATAAGCTATGGGATAAATATGCGGTAGATGCCAGACAGAGAAAAATCCAAGATACGGACGGACATAATTGTAAAGAGATACACATTGCTACACGTTGGAGCGTACACGATGTTATTGGCAGAATACAAAATATGTACGCAGGGAATAAAAGAGTTAAAACTATCGCTGTGCCGGATGTTGACCCGGTAACAGGTGAGAGCAACTTTGATTATGAATATAGTGGATTTACAAAAGAATTTTTCGCAGACCAACAGCTTTTAATGGACGAAATATCATATCGGTGCTTGTACAAACAAGAGCCTATAGAGCGTGAGGGCTTATTATTCCCAGACGATAAAATCCGAAGATACCTCAATTTACCACACGGAGAACCGGAGATTATTACGGCTCAATGCGATACAAAGGGCAAAGGTACGGATTATTTTGTGCTGCCTGTATTGCAGAAGTACGGCGAAGATTACTACTGTGTTGATTGCGTATGTGATAACACAGCAGATTATGAAGAACAATACAGAAATGCTGCAGGAGTGCTTGTAAATAATAAAGTACAAGAGTGTGAATTTGAGCGTAACGCCGGTGGAGATAGGGTTGCAATGGAAGTTAATAAGCGTGTTGAGAGTGTAGGTTGGATATGTAATATTACAGATACGCCTACAGAAACAAACAAAGAGGCAAGGATTTTTCAATGCTCTAACTGGATTTTGCAGCACATTATTTTTAAAGACTCATCACTTTACAAACCTAATGAACCATACGGAATAATGATGTCACTTTTAAAACAATATTCAGTATCAGGAAAGAAACAACTTGATGATGTTCCAGATGTATTTTCAAATTTTGCATTGAGGATGACAAAAGGAAATCGAGTTAAAAAAACAATCATTATGTCAAGCCCAATATAGGAGGTTAATCTATTATGACAACTAAGGATTATCTTAATCAAATCAGTAGACTTAATCGTATGATAAATAACAAGCTAACAGAGATAGCACAACTTAGAGAGCTTTCTTGTAGTATATCAGCAGTAAAGAATGAAGAAAGAGTGTTATCATCATCAGACCCAGATAAAATAGGCACTACATATGCCAAAATTGACGAAATGGAACGTAATCTTGACAGAATGATAGATGAATACATTGATAAGAAAAATACAATCATAGGGCAAATAGACAGCATAGAAGATGAAGATTACTACAACGTACTTTTTTCAAGATACATTGAAAAAAAGACATTTGAAGTAATTGCTACAGAAATGAATTTTTCATACAGGAATGTAACAAGACTTCATGGAAGAGCGTTAAAAGTATTTGAAGAAAAATATGGCAATAGTTATTTAAAGTTGTCCTAGAATGTCCTATTGCACTAATGATATACTGTATCTGTAAGAAGTTACAAAGATGTTTTTCATAAACAAAACATTCCTTATCGAAAGCACCGTTACTTAATTGTGATGGTGCTTTTTGTTATGCAACGAGGTAAAAATATGAATTTTTATATGAATAAAGATAAATCAATCATGTGCCCGAACTGCCATAAGTTTTTAACTAAGGCAGATAAGAAAGACCCACGCACACACAAACTAGCTTGCAAACATTGCGGCAAATGGATTTGGTATGTACCGAATGATGATGACAATTTTCAGATTAAAGAAATTCCACGGAGTAGAAGCTCAAGTGGTATGACATTTTATTAGAGGTGCAAGAAATGCAGACAGGAAGAATTGTATTAACAACGGATGTTCCGGAAATAACATATGAAAATGTGTTAGATGTATTAAGAGATGTCTTTTCAACACACATACAAAACGCCAACAGAATACAGTATCTTCTTGATTACGATGCAGGAATACAGCCGATAATTAGGAAGAACCCCAAAACTTACAGACCGGACATTGATTGTGAGTGTATAGATAATGTCGCTCATCAAGCATCAGAATTTTGGACTTCATTCGCTTGGGGAAATCCTATTTCACTTGTGCAGAATGGTGATGGAAAAGAGAAATTCGTCGCAGACGGAATATCGGAACTTAACAAACAGTACGAACTTGCAAAGATTAAAGCAAAGACGCAAGACTTGGGAAGATATGTAACAATCGGGGCGACATGTAATGTTCTTGTAGATGTAAATATGGAATGGAAAAAGAATAAACCATATTTCACATTAGACATATTAGACCCACGAACATCATTTGTAGTGAAGTCAAGCTATTATTCCGATAAACGAACAATGATGGGTGTTACTTATAGACATGATAGAATAACCGGGAACAACTACTACACTTGCTTTACAAAAGATTTCCGCTTTGAAGTGGTTAATCTCAATAAGATTGCGAACGGAGATTATACGAAAAAAGAAGCGTGGAGACATCAGCAAAGAAGCGGGGAAGTAAATCCGCTTGGAATTGTGCCTATAGTTGAATATTTTAGGGCATATGACCGCATGGGAGTTTGGGAACATCAAATGTCTGAGTTAGATAATCTAAACTTACTCATTTCAGACTTTACCAATGATGTTGAACAGAATACGCAGGCGGTATGGCATACAAACGATGTTGACTTCCCTGTAGAGAGAAAAGTTACAGACAATGAGGATGGCACACAGACTATTGAAGAAACTGTGAGAAAGCCGAAATCCGGCGAATGGATGCAGACTTATACATCTGCAGACGGAAAGACACCAATTGTTGAATCTCTTGCAATTAATTACGATTACACAGGGATGCTCAATAACATTCAATATCGCAGAAACAAGATACTTGAAAAATGCAATGTTCCACTTACAAATGACAATGCATCTAACATAACAGGTGTTGCGGCTAGTAATGCAAGTGGATGGGACCACGCAGAGGCAGCAGCAACAAAGTTACAGATGATAACCGAAAGCTGCAAAATGGATGAACTAGAAGTGGTTCTTGCGGCTATTGATAAAAGTCCGTATGTCCCACAAGATAGTCCATTAAGGCTTATAAGCCTTGAGGATATTGAAATTAACATTAAGAGGCAAAAGCTATATGAATTATCAACAAAAGTCAACAGTATAGCAACACTTATTAATACAGGCATTAATGGAGGGAAAGTACTTAATGCAATTCCTGTATTTGACGACCCTAACGAAGTTTGGGAAGCAAGCAAGGAAACGGTTGAAAAAATACAAAAGGGCAATATTAAAGATGATACAACTAACAATGACCGCACGATGCAAGACTTGAGCGACCAAGTCGGCAACAGCCCTCTGATTGATAAAAGCAGAACAAATAAATAATCAAGGTATATAGCCACTGGGAATTATCCTAGTGGCTTTTTATATGCACAGAGAAGTGGATAAAACACAATGAGACAGAGAAGTCAATAAAACACAGAAAAGTGAGGTAACGAAAATGGCAGATGAAGCTAAATCAACAGCAACCGAAAACCCAACAGATACAAAGACAACCGAAGTAAAGCCAAATACACCAACAGTTGAAGAACTGATGGCACAGCTTGCTACAGAAAAAGCAGACAGAGCCAAGGAAAAGCAGGCACTTGATAAGGCTTTAAAAGAAAAAGGAGAGCTTACCAAGGCTTTAAGAGCAAAGCAGACAACCGAGGAGCAGGAAGCGGAAGCTAAGGCAGAAGCGGAACGCTTACAGAATGAGAAGTATGAGGAAGCTGTAAAAGAACTTAATCATATTAAAGCGGTTAATGCTTACAAGAGCGTATCTGAAAAGTCTGTAGAAAAACTGATTGATGCAGTTTCGGACGCAGACCATAACACTATTGCAGCAATTATAGAAGCTGAAAAGAAAACAGCAGTCGCAGAAGCACAGACCGAATGGATGAAATCAAGACCTAGAGTTAATGCAGGGGGAGAATATTCCGGCATGACAAAGGAACAGATTATGGCTATTCCGGATAGAAATGAGCGTAGAAAAGCTATTGCTATGAATATGGATTTATTTAATTAGGAGGCAAATATGGCAGCAGAAGAAAATTTAATTAAGAAAGCTGACCTTGTAAGAGCAAGAGAGGTTGAGTTTGTAAACATTTTTAGTGAGAACATCAAGAAGTTAATTGAGGCACTTGGAGTAACAAGAAAGATTCCAAAGCAGGCGGGCTACACATTAAAGTCCTACAAGGCTACAGGAACACTTGAAAACGGAGAAGTCGCAGAGGGCGAAACAATCCCACTCTCTAAGTATCAGACAGTTGCAGTAAACTACAAGGAAATTACTTTGAAGAAGTGGAGAAAAGCCACATCGGCAGAGGCAATTATCAGTGGAGGCTATGACCAGGCGGTACAGATGACAACTGACAGAATGTTACTTGATGTTCAGAAAGGCATTAGAGGCGACTTTTTCACATTCCTTGCAACAGGCACAGGAACAGCAACAGGCGTAGGTTTTCAGGCAGCACTTGCACAGGCTTGGGGACAGTTACAGGTCAAGTTTGAAGACGATTCAATCGAAGCTGTATATTTTATGAATCCACTTGATGTAGCTGATTATCTTGCTAAAGCACAGATTACATTACAGACAGCATTCGGCATGACTTATGTAGAGAACTTCCTCGGTCTTGGAACTGTTATTTTTGACAGCAAAGTACCAAAGGGAACCATCTACGCAACAGCAAAAGACAATATCGTACTGTATTACATTCCTGTTAATGGTGCAGACCTCGGAGAAGCGTTTGATTTCACATCAGACCAGACAGGTCTTATTGGTATTCACGAAACACCGGATTACAGCAATATGACAGCTTCTGACACAGTAGTTTCCGGCATTGTACTTTTTGCTGAAAGACTTGACGGAATTATTAAGTCTACAATTACAGAGGCAGAAGCGGCGTAAGGAGAATTGTTATGAGTTATAAGGTAATTTACAGGTTTATGGATTTGCAGGACTTTAATCACATATACGAAGTTGGAGATGAATACCCTAGGAATGGTTTAGAAACAACTCCGTCAAGAATCAGAGAACTTGCAACCACAGAAAATAAAATCGGCAAACCACTAATAAAAGGTATGCAGAATAATAATAGTTCTGTAAAACCTGTAGATTTGCCGAATGAACATAGCAAGGATTTGAATAAGACAGCTATAAATCGTATGTCTACATCTGATTTGCAGGCATTTGCCGCAGGGCAAGGTATAGACAATGCAGAAGAACTTACAGGAGCAGAATTAAAGAAGCTGTTAATTGAGAAATTAGGATTATAGGAGATAGTTATGGAATACACCACATTAGAACAGGTCAAAATCAGACTTAAACAATTTCATATCGAAACTGTCACAAACGATGATGATACAACATCTGATGTGGTTGTATTCGATAAAAAGGAAGATAATCCGATAATCGAACAGCTTATTAAGCAAGCTACAGAAGATGTAAAGGCAAGAAGAAACTACCCCGACAGCTACACAGATGAAATGATAACCGAAGATTTAAAGAAATTTGAAAGTGTTATCGTTAATCTTGCGGTCTATGACCATTCACAGGCAGGCGAAGCATTTATGGCAAGTTACAATGAGAATGGCGTAAACAGAACTTGGAAAGATAGAGATAGCTTATTTGTTGGGGTATTTCCATTTGCTAAAGTGTTATAGAAGACTGTGCGTTAGCATTTTGCTGATGTCGGCAATATGTTAGCAGGCGGCACACATTAAGGGTGGTGGGCGGTGTGCCTATTAATTAATTATGAAAGGCGGTATATCAATGCCAATAGCAGTAATTATAAGCATAATTTCAGTTGCTTTTTCCGTCTTTTTCGGATTTTTCAGTTTATCATTTAACTCTAAGAATGATAAACGAAGTGACAGAGTAGAACTTGAAGAGCGTGTGAAAGAGAACACGCGAATAAATATGAAACTTGACGCAATATCCAACAATACAACGGAGATTAAGAACGAAGTCACAGAAATGCGGAAAGAGCTTAATTCTCACGATAGTAGGATAATTAAAGTTGAAGAAAGTGTTAAGTCGGCGCATCACAGAATTGATGGCATAGAGACAAGACTTAATGATGACAAGGAGGTGTAGATAATGGATATTATTCAGACATTAATTGCAAATATGACACTTATATTAGCAATCATCGGAGCTATTGCTTTTCTTGTATCTGTAATTACACAGGTAATCAAGAATATAAGCATATTTAATAAAGTACCTACGGACATAATTGTGTTCATTTTATCTATCGGTATCACAGTTACGGCGTTTATCGCATATATGCAGTACATTCATATGACGATACTGTGGTATATGATACTTGCGGCTATTATGGCAAGCTTTATCGTTGCGTTTGTTGCAATGTTTGGCTGGGAGAAGTTATCCGATTTATGGAAGCGTTTCGGCAAGGATGTGAAGTAAATGCTTGATATTAATAAGCAGGCTATGAAGTATTCACTTCAAGGACAGACTGTTACTATCTATGAAAGAGATGATGAGGGCAATATCCTCTATGAAGGATACACCGACACAGAAGGTAATTTTATCCCCTATCTTGATGATGAGGGAAATAAGATACCTAAAGTCCTTGAAGAAAAAACAGGTTTTTCAGAGCCAGTTGATTTTAAAGCTAACATATCATTCAGCGGTGGAGAAGCACAGAGCAAAGAATACGGCTTTGATACCGCTGATTTTGACGCTATTTTACTGACAGATAGGAATATGTTGCCTGTTCAAAAAGGCGACCTTATCTGGCTAGATAGCAAGCCTACATACACAAATGATAGCCTTGTTGATGAAACATCAGCGGACTTCACGATTGTAGGTACGAAACCAGCATTGTGCTCAACTAAGTATATGCTTAAAGCGGTTGTAAAGTAGGTGCATTATGGCAAGACATACAATTAATATATCCTTGTCTGAAAAGTCCGTAAATGAAGCTATCAGACAGCTACAACAGTATAAGCAGAGTTTACAGTATAAATGTGAATTGCTTGTTGGGCGATTAGCAGAATTAGGCGACAAAGCGGCAATTATGAGTGTTAATGAAAGCCCATTAGGCAGGACAGTAACATTGAGAGTTGACAGAAAGCCTATTCAAGATGGCTACCAAGCTATTTTAATTGCTACCGGTAAAACTGTTGAAGTAGAAGATAGAGAACCATTTTACACGCTATTAGCGATTGAATTTGGTGCTGGTATTCATTATAACGCTATTGCCAATCCTAAAGCTGATGAATTAGGACTAGGAGTTGGCACATACCCGGGACAGGTTCATGCTTGGCAAGACACATGGTGGTTCTGGGATGAACAAAGTGAAAGTTGGAAACCTACACACGGCGTTAAAGCTACAATGCCTATGTATAACGCCACAATGGAGATTATTAATCAGTATAAGCAGATAGCAAGAGAGGTGTTTAGTTAATGGCAAACGCTAACGATTGGGCGACAGACCTTGAAAACACAGTTACAGCACTTGTCAAGGCTAAAACCCTAACACAGCTTAAGAAAACATATCCCAAAATAGTTATAACAAATGAGGGAGAAAACAGCGGTCAAGCAGTATTCCCAACGGTATACATACATCTGTTGCCAGCGGTAGAGCAAGGACAGACACTTGACGGACAGACAATCAATGCTTTGTTAGCAACATTCCAAGTAGATGTTACTACTAACACAAGCAAAGCTGATTGCCGCAAGGTCACGGCAGTAATCACAGATACATTCAAAACGATGAGATTTCAAGGCACACCAATGCCGGAATTTTCAATCAGTAACAAATTACACAAGAGTACCGCTAGATTCAGACGAATGATAGCGGCAAATGACAGATTATTGTAACAAAGAGCAGAAATGCTCTTATTTTTTTGCAAATTTTTAGGAGGTAGACAATGGCAGATGCAGTAGCAGGATTAAGTACACTGGGCGTTACTTTCTCTTATGGAGTTGAAACAACAGCAGGCACAAAACCAACATCATTTAAGTTGCTTACAAGAATTAACTCTATTGACGAGATTACAGTAACACCGGAAGCAATAGACGCTTCGGCACTTGAAGATAAACAGACAAGAAACATTGCAGGCAGAGATACAGTTACAGATACAGTTGCAGTTACAGTTAACAAGACGGACGCAACAATTAAGGAGTGGAAAGACGTTATCACAGCTTACAATGAATTGACTGGTGGCAAGAGAATGTGGTTCCAGGAAATCACACCAGGTATTACAGATGCAGAGTTCTTTGTGGCACAGCCACCATCAAAGTTACCAATTACAAGTAAAGAGCAGAACGGACTCCTTACAATGGCTATCAACCTTATTATTGAGGATATGATAGGAACAGATACAGCAGTTGTCCCAACATCGGGGGAATAATGAGCTATTCGACTAAAACTAAAAAGGCTGTGTCGGATAGCGTAGAAAACGCCAAAACAGCCGACTACACATCATATCTTGATGATGTAACAGAATAATCAATTTAAAAGGTAGGTGCGGTGTAAAATCCGCACCTTTCCCTATATGGACGATAGGGTGGGAAAGGGTAAAAATTATGATGAATATTAATGTAAATGGAAAAGAATACAAAGTTGAGTTCTCTTTTGGTGCGGCAGAGTGCAAAGAGATAGTGCAGAAAATGTTTTCTGTTGTTAATGGTTCTTACTTACTTGCACAGACAGATAAAAGTGTTGCACAGGCTTCCTTTGATGGATTAGCAAATATGACAGCGGATATACCGGAGATTTGCATATTAGCTATCTATGCAGGCTGTACTGATAATAATCCAGTCACAATGGATGAAGCAAAGGAACTTACTAGAGCATATATTACAGAGAAGAGAAAGACAGATAAGAGTTACGGATATAGAACATTGTTTGAAGAAATCAAGAAAGCGATGGAAGATGATGGTTTTTTCGAGTTGAGCGGAATAACAGCGATGTTAGAGGAAATGGCGAACAATGTGGAAGAAGCAGCACAGGAACAGAAGATACCGGCAGTAGTTCCACAGGACCACAAGAAAAAGCAGACTTCCACAAAATAATTTGGGAAGAATACTTTGTCTTAGCCAGTTCACTAGGCATTAGTTATTCGGACTTTCTAAAAATGACACCTAAAAAACTATGGGCTGTTGTAGAGGGCAAGAAGCTTGAAAGGCAACAGATAGATTCAGACATATGGCTTGCAGTAGGTAGTTACATACTTCCGGCAATCAAGATTGGCGTTAGAAGCGGTGCTTGGGGCAAGGGAGAACTTGAATACCCAAACAAGCCTATTTACAGCGATATTAGCAAAAAAGAAAATACCGAAGATGAAATTCAAAGAAAGAGAGAAGAGTTTGTTTTGAATATGAAAATACGCAAAGCAAACTGGGATTTAGCACACCCTAAAAATGATAAGCCGGAGGTATAAATCGTGGAATTAGATTCATTAGAAGTCAAAATTACCGGCACTGCCACTAAAGCTATTAATTCTGTTGATAAACTGATAAATCAGCTTACAAGGTTGTCAACATCACTTGCGACTGTGAACGGCTCATCGCTAAGTGGTCTTGCAAATGGTGTTAATCAGTTAGGTTCTGCTATGCAGAATATGAACGCAGGAACAGCAGATTTTACAAGACTTGCCAAGAATATCACAAAGATAGGTTCTGTTGATTCAGCCGCACTTGCTAACACAGCTACATCACTTGAAGCCGTTACGAAAGCGGTTGCAAGCGTATCAGCCATACCGCAGAACGCAACACAGGTTACAGAATTTGCAAAGTCACTTGGCAAGCTAGGCAGTAAAAGTATTGAAAATGCCACAGTGAATATCCCTAAACTGGGCAATGCACTGAATGGCTTAATGACCACATTATCAAGAGCACCTAATGTAAGTAGTAATGTTATTGCTATGACTAATGCATTGGCTAATCTTGCTAGTCAAGGTAGCAAGGTGGGGACTTCTTCAAACTCACTTCAAAAGTCGCTGTATGGCGTTTCTACAAGTGCTAGAACAGCAACTAAAAGCAGTTGGAGCTTAGCAAGTGCGATAGGTAAGTTTTATGCCACTTATTTTATGGTAATTCGTGGCAGCAAGAAACTTGTAGAAGCTATTAAATCAACAACGGATTACATTGAAGCGTTTAACTATCAAGCAGTTGCATTTGGTAAAATCGGTTCAGAATGGGATAAGGATTACGAAAAGTACGGATATGATAATGCTACGGCATACGCAGAAAGCTTTCAGAACAGAGTAAATGATACGCTTGGCAAGCTATCTGGATTAAAAGTTAATGTTCAAGGTGGCTTGCTTGAAGAAAGTGGAGCAAAAAACTTAGGGCTTAACATACAAGAGATAACACAGTACGCTTCACAGTTAGCTTCTGTTACTAATTCATTAGGACAGACTGGTGAAGCGACAACGGCTATAACAAAGTCAATGACAATGCTTGCAGGCGATATAAGCTCACTTTTTAATGTGGACTATTCAACAGTAGCACAGAACTTACAAAGTGGCTTAATCGGTCAATCAAGGGCGTTGTACAAGTATGGTATTGATATTACCAACGCTACATTAGCGACATACGCTTATAACTTGGGCATTTCCAAGTCTGTATCAGAAATGACGCAGATGGAAAAACAGCAATTAAGAGTGCTGGCAATATTAGACCAAAGTAAAGTATCTTGGGGCGATTTAGCTAATAAACGGAAGAGAGTTAATGATACAGCTTGTCTTCCAAGTGTTGCATAAGAATGGAAACATCTTATGACAATCGGGCAAAATCGGTGAAGGCTAAGGCTATAAGCTATGCTAATACCGAGATAACTCAATAGATTACGAACAGGCTATTGAGTATCGTAACGAGTAGGAATTGAATAAATATAATATTCCCAAGAGTGTCCGACACTACTGCATATAGGGCAGTATGAGGTGGAAGTGGCTACCACCAAACCAAACGCAAAAACGTGGGTGATAATGTACTCTGAACTTATAGGAAACTATAAGAAGTATAGGATAAAGAGCCTATACGATAACAAATTGACAATTAATTCCCCAAGTAATATGTTACGCCAGTTCAGCAATAATATGAAAGAAGTCGGAATGGTAGCAGGACAGCTATTTATCCCAATTCTTTCAAAGGTTATGCCAATAGTAAACGGAGTAACTATTGCAATCAAAAGATTATTAGTCAACCTCGCTTCTTTAATGGGCGTTAAGATTGACTTTGAGAGCTTCGGACAAAGTGGATACAAAGATACTTCTGACGGACTGGAAGATATTTCAGACGGATACCAAAATGTAGCTGATTCAGCTAAGAAAGCTACATTATCCCTTATGGGATTTGATGAAATCAATAAATTACAAGATGATACAAGTTCAAGCAAGGGTTCAAGCGGCGGCAGTGGTAGCAGTATTGACTTAACAGATGATATTACTAAGGCGGCGGCTGATTATGAAGCGGCTTGGAATAAAGCATTTGCCAATATGGAAAATTCGGCTATTGCGTGGGCTGATAGGATTGATAAGGCACTTGAACCTGTTAAACAGATTTTTAAAGATTTTGCGGTTGGTGATTTCTTTAAGGCAGGGCAAGATACATCTAACCTTGTGGCAGGAATTTTTAATTGGTTCGCAGATGCTATTGACAAAGTAGACTGGTACGGAATAGGCAGAAAAATGGGAGATTATCTTGCTGGAATTGATTGGGTAGAAGTTCTTTCAAGTGTAGGTAAGGCAATCTGGGAAGCTATAAAAGCAGCTATTGAAATATGGCAAGGACTATTTCAATCTGCACCCGTTGAAACTACAATCATGTCAGTTCTTGGAGTTATGAAGTTTACCGGTTTAGGCAAAAAAATAGGAGAAAGAATATCAGACGCATTAAGTTGGAGTGCTATAAAGAAAGGATTAAAGAGTTTTGCTGGTGGAGGTGGACTATTAAAAGGTCTGCAAACTATGCTAACTACTGACTTATCTGTAATAATAGGAGCTGGTACAGCGACAGAAATAGGCTTAACTATTGGGACAGGAATCGTAGGTGGCATTGGCGCAGCTATTATTGGATTTAATATAGGCAATAAACTAAATGAAGCACTCACAGGTGAAAAGATAGATATGTCAATGTTCGACCAACTGGCGTATCTTATAAAAGCACCATTTGAGGATTTGCCTAGCTTTATTGACGGAGTGATAGAAACTATCACATTCGGGCACAAAGATGATATAGCAAATTGGTGGACTACAAGTGTTGCACCGTGGTTTACTAAGGAGAAATGGGGAGAACTGGGAGACAACATAAAAACATCTTTAAGCGAAAAATGGAATAGCTTTTCAAACTGGTGGGGCAATACAGCTATTGTAGGTTGGTGGAATAATAATGTTGCACCATGGTTTGAAAAAGAAACATGGGTTGACGCTGTTGACGGAATGAAATTAGGAATACAAGAAAAATGGGATTCAATCGTTTCTTGGTGGAACAGCCTTGCAATCGTTTCTTGGTGGAGCAACGATGTGAGACCGTGGTTTACTAAGGAAAAATGGGAAAACTTAGCCGATGGAATTAAAAAAGGAATCCAAGGAAAGTGGGATGATATTGTAGATTGGTGGGATAGCAAACCAGCACTTCAACGCATTTCTGTGGCTATCGAAGATTTTAAAGCTAAGATACAGAATGCTTGGAACAGCTTTAAGCAGTGGTGGAATGATTTAGGACTTGAATTTCCACACATTGATACACCACACTTTAAAATTGACGGAGAATTTAGTCTTGCACCGCCTAAAGTGCCAAAAGTCAGTATTGATTGGTATGCAAACGGCGGATTCCCAGGCAAAGGGCAATTGTTTGTCGCAAATGAAGTAGGTCCCGAAATGGTTGGTACTATGGACGGTAGAACAGCGGTAGCTAACCAACAGGAAATTACACAAGGTATTGCTAATGCAGTTTATCCAGCGGTTTACAATGCAGTTGTGGCGGCTATGTCAGAAGCTAACAACAATGTAAACATAACATTACAAGGTGACGCGGATAAGCTATTTACAATGGTACAAGACAAAGCTAACAGCTATACAAATATGACAGGTCAAGCAGCCTTTCCGTATTGATAAGATAAAAGTATTGTGTTATTCTTTTGCTATATATAAAAAGCAAAGGGGTAACGCAATATGAAAAAGAAAAAGAAACTTTACGTCGGTTTGGCAATAGCTTTTGTCTTAGTCTTGATAATAGTTTACGGCAATAGAAGTACCGATACAAAGACAGAAAACACTAATACCACAACAGAAAAAAGCAGTGATAATGCCACTTATAACAATACGGAATTTAAGTATCTTAAGCATGAAATTATAAATAATAATGAAAAAGATATACTTATTGTTTATTTTGATTTCACTAATAATTCTAAAGACAATACCAGAGCTGCATATAATTATGACATAAATTGTTTTCAAAATGGCGTAGAATTGGATTATCCTTTACTCAAAGTTGTCAAAGAGGAAGATAATATTATGAAAGAAATACAGCCAAACACGTCTATTACAATTGCGGAAGCGTTTATTTTAAATGATAGAAGTAATGTAGATTTAGAGGTGGAAGCCCATTCGTCATTTATTGATAAAAAACTTATTAAAAAGACATTAACACTTGAATAAATTATTTAATGGAGCGTATCTTTCGGTGCGTTCCATTTTTTATTGAAAAAGTGCTTGACTTTTTTGTGCGTACGGTTTATATTAAATGTGCGGACAGAAAAGAGGTGAGTATATGTCCAATAAAAAAGGTAGACCTAAACTCGACAATCCTAAAAGTGAAAGAATATATATTCGTGTCACCAAAGAGGAGAAGGAAGAAATAATGAATTTTTCTGATAAAAGCGGATATACAATACTTGATTTGATTAAAAAAGGCATTGAAAAAGTAAAAGGGCAAAAAAAATAAAGTGTTGCACCGCTACCAACGAACACAACACTTTAAAACCACCAATCCGAAAGGAATTGATAAATCTATCATATCAGTTTCTTTCGGAAAATTCAAGATTATTTTCGGAGGAAAAACAAATGAGAGAATATATTGTAGAATCCATTATCAATAATTTAGAACATATCAACCTGCATTTCTTAAAATGCGTGTTAGCTTACACAAATGTATTAGCAGGGAATAAGAGAGGGGAAAATCGGTAGTGGAAGAAAACAGAGAAAAGCTCCACGAGATGATTGACAGTATGAATTCTGGAATGTTAGAGTATTTTGAAACATTTATAAGATTATTCTTACAGAAATGGGGTAACTAATATACAGTGCGTGAGGCATTGTGGGCATATACTCCCACTACGCAATAGATTCTGTTTAGAGCAAATGATAAAATTTTGTAGGAGGTAAAATAATGAGTTATAATTATCCAACTACAAAAGATAGTTCTCACAATGAGATTAAGGCACCAATGAACACTAAGAATATTTGCGGCGTAGACTGCTATGAGCAGAATGGCGTTGCTTACTTAAGATTGGAAAATGTTGCAAGAGGACTGGGATTTACACAAACCCAAAATAAAAACGGAAAGGAATATATTTCTATTCGTTGGGAAACTATTGACAGATATTTAAAAGACATTGGCTTCCCCAACAAGCTGGGGAAAGACGATTTTATCCCAGAAAACATATTCTACAGACTTGCAATGAAAGCCAAAAATGAAACAGCAGAGAAATTTCAAGCATTAGTGGCTGATGAGATTATTCCGTCAATTCGCAAGAATGGAATATATGCTACTGATAATGTTATTGATGAAATACTGAATAATCCAGACTTTGGAATAGAATTATTAACAAAGTTAAAACAGGAAAGACAAGCAAGAGTTGAAGCAGAAAGAAAGAACGCTATCTTAACACATGTCAATAAGACATATACAATGACAGAGATTGCTAAGGAACTGAATCTGAAATCTGCTATTCAACTTAACAAGTTACTTGCTGATAAAAAAATCCAATACAGTGTCAATGGAACTTGGGTTCTTTACTCGCCATACAGCAGTATGGGATATGAAGAGATTAAGCAAGAAATCCTTGACAATGGTAAGGTTATTTATCACAGGAGAATAACACAGCTTGGAAGAGAATTTATACTGCAATTATTCAATGAGGTTGCATAGATTTTTTTGAGAATATTAGAATGGCTCAAACAGAAATAAATATAATTGTTGCAAGAAATTTGTAACTACACTAAGGAATGTATCAGAAATGGTGCATTCCTTTTTTAATGCCTTGAAAGGGGTGGTTTAATTGATTGACGCAGTTGTGATTGAGGGGGTTAGATTCCCAGTAGCATATAACGGCTACACATACAGTAGGAATAAGATATGGTCTAAAAATACAGGAAGAAATGACTACGGAGAAATGGTAGGCACGATTGTAGCACTTAAAGACAAGATAGAACTTCAATTACCGCCATTAACAGGTGAACAGGCACTATTACTTGATAATGTAGTAAGCAACATAGATAACCCATTCCCAACAGCACAAGTCCTATTTTTAGGTGGCACACAAAAGGAAATGACAATATACACAGGAGATGTGACATATCCGTATCTCACAAGAGCAAAAAATGAGGACGGACTTATAGTCGGAGCAAAATTAAGTTTAATTCAGAAATAGAAAGAGGGTTCCACATGAAACTTAAAACAAGCGAGTTAATAGACAGATTTCAGAGCTTAAGTAACATATCGCATGACAAGACTACAGGCAGAATTGCTATGGCTGTTATGTGTAATATCAAGGCGTTAGAAGAATTATATAAGGCAACATTACAGACTATAGAAGATACTAAGGTTAAGTATGCAGATAAGGACGACAGTGGTAATCCAGTTATCAACGATAATCAGTATCAGGTTACATCAGAGAACTTAAAGAAGTTACAGGAAGAATTGCAGGAAATCAATGAACAAGAGATTGAAGCACCTGACATGACAATGCTTCCTATGGACGCATTCGATAAATGCGAAGAAATTACACCAGCTAAACTATACTCAATCGAGTTTATGATATCACATTAATTATAAGCAATAAAGGCGGTGTAGAATGAAGATATTAGACACAGCTATAACGGAAATTGTTAAGGGGAATAGTGCAAGGTACTATTCCAAGTATATTATCGAGGGAAAAGAATATACTGAAACACTTAACAATTTCAAGTTTCAAAACATGATAAACCCCAATAATGAAATCACGATAGGTAACACTTGCAGTAGCAGTGTTACCTTCTCTATTTATATGCCAGCAATAAGCCTTGAAAATAAAGAGATTACCATATTCGAGGGTGTTAAGGTTGGAGCAGAAATTAAGTATATTAAGTTGGGAAAATTCACAGTTACTAAGCAGACAAGTGACGGAGAATACACAAGTTATGAAGCATACGACAGAATGTATAAGGCTGATATGCCTTATTTCTCTGATATGGCATTTCCTAGCACAGATAAAGCTATTCTTAATGAGATATGCGGTAAGTTAGGTATATCTTTAGTAACAAATATAACCACAGCACATACTATCAACGACAAGCCACAAGGATATACCTACAGAGAAATTATCGGCTATATGGCTATGTTACAAGGCTGTAATGCGGTAATTAATGCTGACGGAAACCTTGAATTAAGGTGGTATAAGGATAGTGGATATGTACTTGACGGACATAAGTATTATCAGCAAGGCGTTACCTTCACAACATCTAAGGATTTCATAATACAAAAACTGACTTGTAATAACACAAAATCCGGCGATAAGGAAACTAGCACAATCACTAGCGGTAGCGGTGCAACTGGGCTTAGTTTTGCCAATCCGTTTATGACGCAGGCAATTCTTGATGAAGTCTATAAAAAGATAGGCGGTTTTACATTTAGACCGCTTACAGTTAAGTTTGTCGGTGACTACCGACTAGAAGTTGGTGACATTATAACTGTCAACAAGGGCGGCGTTGATTACAAAGTGCCTATAATGCAGATTACGCACGAATGTGACGGCGGCTTAATGGATACCGTTACATCTATAGGTCAATCTGACACGGAGAATACAAGCGTTGCTTCTGGACCTATTACTAAGCAGATGGAGCGGTATTATGCCGACTTGATACTTGTAAATAAAGCACTTATTAATAAACTATCTGTTGATGAAGCTGATATCAGATACGCAAGCATTGAAACCTTAAAGGCTGTTAATGCTGATATCGACAATCTTAAAGTAAATAAACTGGACGCAACATATGCAGATATCATTAATGCTAATGTGGAAAGTCTTAAGGCAGCTAATGCTGAAATTACGCAATTAAAAGCCAATTCATTGACGGCGGACATAGCAGATTTAAAGTACGCACAAATTGATTTTGCGAATGTCAAAGGACAAGTTGTAACAACATCACTCATCAAAGATGGTGCAGTAACAAACGAAAAGGTGCAAAGTCTTTCAGCAAACAAGCTGACAGCTGGTACTATTGACGCAAGCAAGATTACAGTTACTAATCTTAATGCTGATAATATCACAGTAGGCACAATTAACGGAAAGCGTATTGGAACAGGTTCGTTATCGCTGGATAAACTGTCAGAAGAAGTACCCACTAAAGAATACTTAGATAAAGTACAAGAAGAATTGCAAGGTCAGATTGACGGCAATATTGAGACATTCACAAAGACAGAAATACCTACCCTTAATAATGAGCCGGCTATTAACTGGAAAGATAACGCAACGAAAAACAAGCATATAGGCGATATATGCTATGTTGTCAACCCTGCTTCAAGTGCAGACGGATACTCATACAGATTTGCTGACACAGGTACATTAGAAACACCTAACTATGAGTGGGTATTAATCAAGGATAGTGATGTTACTAAGGCTTTACAAGATATCATCAACATCAATGGCGAGATTTCCGGCATTAAAAAGTTTGATGTTGAAATAAGCTCATGGAAAACTGATACAGACAGTGAATTATCAAGCCTTAAGACACGAACAACTACTCTCGAAACTGACATGGGTAACAAGGTTGATACTAAGACATTTAACGAGGTTAAGCAAACAGTTGATGGGAACAGTAGCAGTATAACCAAAATGACTGAAACCCTATCTAAAAAGGCTGATAGCAGCACAGTTACCACATTGAGTAATACTGTTAATAGTGTTAAACAGACAACAGACAGTAATACATCAAGCATCAGCAGTATGCAGACAACCATTAAGAACAAAGCTGACAGTTCGACAGTTACTGCATTGTCGAATAAGACTTCTGAACTTGAACAGAGTTTGAATGGTTTTAAAACAACTGTAAGCGATACCTATGCGACAAAGACAGATTTAAACACAGTTGACGGGAAGTTCGCCAATTACAGTACGACAGCGCAAATGAATTCTGCGATTACACAGAGTGCAAATAAGATAACGAGTAGCGTTAGTGCAACTTACACCACTAAGACAGAGCTTAACAATCTACAAATTGGTGGAGTTAATAGATTCATAAAGAGTACTGTAACTCCTAATAAGTATATAACAGCCACCGGCATAATAACAGATGGCGGTAACTATTGGGATTTAACGGACTACATAGATGTGTCTAAGTGGACAAACTATGTGGCAAGTGGATGGACTAATCTGGGGAATGCACCAGCCACATGTTTTTTTGATAGCAATAAAAAGTTTATTAGCGGAGTAGCAGATAAATCTACTGGAGTGAGAGGCTCTCTGCCAGTTCCTTCTAATGCTGCATATATGCGTTTTAGCTTTGCACGTGTAGATACAAACAAGCTAAAAATAGAAAAGGGTACAAAAGCTACAGATTATTCTCCAGCACCAGAGGATGTTAATGCTAAATTTAACAATTATGCTACAACAGCAAGCCTTGACCTTTATATCAAGAAAGACCCCACAAGCGGCGAGCTTAAATCCGCAATTGAAGCTATAGCAGACGATATTACGCTAAATGCAAAAGGTGGACTAAGCATTTCTGGTGGAAGCTCTTTAAATATTACATCTACAGGAAAGTTTGAGCTAGTGAGTAACGCAGAAACCTATTTACCACCCAACTATAACGAGATGAACATCATTAAAAAAGCCCTACTAAACGAAACTGTTGATACATTAAATAAAGAATTGTACGATTTTAACTCCGATGGTGTTATTGACTTATTTGATATGGCACAAGCAAAAAGATATATGCTCGGATATGACACGAAAGAAACTTTTGAAAAGTGGAAATATGCAAAAAAATCAAAAGTTACATTCGAAATAAAACCGCAAAATGCTCAAAAATGCATTTTGCTATCAGGTACAGATATGTGGGGAACTCTAAGAGAGACTTATATAGGTATTGATACTGTCAAAACAATAGGAATCAACGCATTACAAGCTTTGTTAAAAAATTTAACGGTAGTGGAAGACGAAAGTTCGTTCAGTTCAAAAAGTAATTATGCTGCCAATATAAGTTCACTCCATGTAGGAAATTTTCATACGGATTATATTGAGACTAGTTCAATTAAAGTTACAAATGTCATGGAAATGAGTTCGGAAGGAACAACTATAAAAATCCAAAATCCAAGTGATATAAGTTTAACTCATTATGGAAGAACAAAACATCCTGCAATGTATACTAGCAATCCTATAACATTTGATTGGAATGGAAACCAGCTAAATATACTTGTAGATAATACAGTTGTTGCTACATGGGACTGGGGTTCAGGCACATGGTTAAATTAGATAATTATTTTAAAAGCATGGGAATTAACCTATGCTTTTGTTTTTTAGGAGGTAATTTATGAGTAAATTATTTGGAATCGACACATCGAAGTGGCAGGGAGATTTTGACTATCAGAGAGCTAAAGATAATGAGGGTGTAGACTTTGCCATTATCAAGGCAGGCGGTGCTGATGATGGCTTATACGAAGATAGAGAGTTTGAGAACAGCTATAACAAGTTGGAAAGTGCAGGAATCCACAAGGGAGCTTATTTTTTTGGTAATGCATTAAACGCTGATGAAGCCGTAAATGAAGCCAGATATTTTGCACAGCTTTTAACAGGTAAATCATTCTGCTACCCAGTGTTCTATGATGTTGAAGCAGGCATGGTTACTGGCAACGACCTTACAGACATTATTATGGCGTTTCTTGATGAAATGAGAAATGCAGGATATAAGAATGTCGGTGTATACTCATATGAGAACTGCATTAACAATTATGTAGACATTTCAAGAGTAAAAGAAGCTGGTTATGCCGTTTGGGTAGCAAAGTATTCAGATGCAGAACCTAGAATTGCTGTTGATTATGATATGTGGCAGTTTGGCGGAAGTGTTAATTATCTTAGAGACACACAGATTAACGGACAGACAGTAGATCAGAACTATTGTTACACTGATTATTGCACAGACCATGTAGTTGAAGACATCACAGTGCCAGACTATGAGCCAGTGCCAGATACTAAGTATCATAAAGGCGATACAGTTAAGGTTATTAACGCTATTCAGTACGATAACGGCGAGCCGTTCAGCACTTACTATGATGAGTACAGCGTTTTATCAGTTAGTGGTAGAAGAGTTGTTATCGGCATTGACGGCGTAACTACTGCTGCTATTGATGAGGATAACATCAGCCTTATTAAGTGCATTTATGACAATGGCAATGATATCAACACAGATACAGTAAGCCGTGGTGACGGCAAGAAAGTCAGAGTGCTTGATAACATTGATTATGACGGCAATAGATTCGGCGTATATTATGATGAATATGATGTAATCGAAGAGAACGGAGACAGAGTTGTTATCGGAATAGGAGATGTTACAACCGCCGCTGTCAATATTGCCAATCTTGAGTTTATCGGCGGCTCAAGCTCTGATGATACACCTACAGATATTCCATTCAGCGAAGACATTGGAGAGGGTAGCACAGTGAGATTTGTTGGCAATACTGATTATGATGGCACACCTATTAAGGCTTGGTTTGATGAGTATACAGTATCAGAAAAAAGCGGAGACAGAGTTGTGCTTGTGCATGACGGAGAATTATTCGCGGCGGTCAATGTAGCTGATTGTGAATTAGTCTAACATATAAAATACCGGGAGTGTAATGCTCCCGGTAAATTCTTAATTATTCAAATCTATCATAACAGCCATAACAGCAGGCATTGTTGTTATAGTGCCATTTATGGCTTTAAATTCATAATTTCCTTCTAGTAAAGTGCCATATACTGTAACATTGTCACCTACGAGCAAGTTAAAATCAAAAGAATCTCTATAATACATCAAAACAACATAATTATTAAAATCATCGCCATCTTCTCCAACAGATAAGTAGTATGAAGCTATGTACTCGCTTGATTCTTCTCCGTTATCCACATTTCCGCCTTTATCTTCGACTTCTCCGTCATATTTTAACTCTGCTACAATATTGCCTGTCAACTTTAATTCTTTATCAATATACTTATTAGGTGTACGCTTGAGCATTTCAACAGTTATATCATCAGGATATACACTCTTGTCTCTTGATAATAATGTTTCTTGTTCTGTCTGGACTTCACTGGTACTTTCAGCATTACTATCAGAAGCACCATTCTGACACGCTACAAGGCTCAATAAGCATATAACAAGTATAATGCTTACAATTCTCTTTTTCATAGGCAAATCCCCTTTAAATTTAATTTTACTAATCATATCACAATATACATAATTTGTCGAATGTTGTCGAAACTTGCGATATCTTTAAGTTGATTTTTACATTATCAGTATTTATAATAATAATTGTCCGAGAGAGTTCGGACGAAATCTTCAAGTTTTGGCTAGGTGGCACTGTTTGATTGGCGTTGGCAGTGTCACCGCTGAAAACTGTTAATCTACTGGGGGTAGGTTGACATGCAAGAACAGATGTTCTATAATAACACCATCGCTACCAGTGTTATATCGTGCAATAAGGGGGATATATGGAGAATGAGGAATACAGGCAGAAGATAATTGAATTAATCAATAATTGCAATAATAATCATTGGCTAAAAACAATATACAGCTACGTTAAAACACTTTTAAAGTAAAAGAAAAAGACCGAGATTTTTTCTCGGTCTTTGCTTATTTTCGGCTTAATAATTTCACTACTTCTCATTTATCAAGTCAATCAGTTTTTCCAAACTTTCCCAATCTTCTTTATTCAGCTTAGACAACGCAGATACAAGCCTGTGCTTAAAAGTATCTTCGCCGCCTGCCTGAATATCAGCTAACATTTCAGCAATCTGTTCATCTTTGGATTTCTCTATAAACATTTCTCCCTTGCCAGTTCGCAGCCATTCTTCATTAACAGAAAATTCACTACACATCAGCTTTATTGTCTGTTCTGACGGATAATTTTCTCCGCTTTCCATTTTGCAAACAGCAGAACGGGATATAGATAGTTTTTGAGCAAAATCAGTTTGACTTATGTTTAGGTTATTTCTGATTCTTTTAATTCTCTCATTCATAAGTAGTTCCTCCTTTCTTGAAAAGTATAATAACATAAAATGCACATTAAGTCAACAAAAAGTGTTGACATTGTATATTAGATGTGCTAGTATGTGTACATCAGATGAACAGAAAGGAGATGAAGAGGTGAACACAAACGACATTCACAAAACTTGTGAAGAGACAATGGAAAATTGTAAAAAGGCAAACGCCATGTCGAACATAGCGATTGCCTGTGCGATTCTTTCAATATTAATTAATGTCCTAACTGGGATAGATAAGATAGAAAACTTTGTACAGCATTTATTATCTTATCTGCATTAATAATAATTGAAAGGATTAAAGACAAAACTGAAACTATCGTAGATATGTTTGCCCGTACCGCAGAAGCAGCAGATGTTTTACTGGCTTTTTGAGATTCTTTAACAGCTAGTTCAACTTGAGCCTTAGAGTTTTCTGCAATCTTTTTAGCTGAATCAGCTTGAGATTTAGCGGATTGAGCCATATCGTGAAGCTCTTTGCTTGTCTTTTCGAGATAAGCAGACTGACTTTCTAAAAGCTCAATCGGAGATTTACCTTTTTCATATGTAGGTATTTCAATATTAGGTTTTGGTGGTTGCGGGAATAAGTTGTCCATATTTGGATATACAGGTTCGTATCGCATAATAATCTCCTTAGTTTTTAAGGAATTATATCACAGAAAGGAAGTGAATTAAATGAGCGAAAAGGAAAAAGAAGTAGTTGAGAAGTTAAAAGAAGCAATTCCTAAGATGTCAGATTTTGACAAGGGTTATATTCTTGGCAAAGTCGAGAATATGGCAGAAAAAAGTGATAAGGAATGTAACAACGATAGAAAGGAGTAACGAGTGGAAAGAGAACTGAAAGAATTAATCCAGATTGAAAAGAAAAGAAATTCCTTGCTTGAAGAAATCAATCGTTCATTGAAGAAACTTGCAAGCAAGGAAGATAAAGAGTATCAGAGCAAAGTTGGCAAATCGGCTTTTAATCTTGATTGAGCCAGTTATGGTAATGTTCCAGCATTTCCATAATGCCAATTTCCACCCACGCACGACGAATGAACTCGTATTCTTCAGCAGTGTCAGTAAAGTTTTGCTTTTCAGTAGCAGACATTACCTTCTGATGAATTGAAGAATGAATTTCATTGCCATTAGAGTTTACAAAAGCTTTGAAATCTTCAAAATTTTTCACAATCTCACCTCTTTTCAATATTAAAGATAAGAGGATTATAGCACAAAGTACAAACAGATTAGAATTTTTGATATTGATGCAATAGAAAAGTGATGGTAGCGGTAAATAGTTGCAAATCTCTTATAATGTGGTATTCATTGGTTCTTCAAAACAGGAGTGGTGTCCTGTTTGCATCGAGTGTGAATTACCTACCGATTGGCAGTTTTGTCTTTAGCATATTTATTTAATTCTATTGATATAGAAATAAGAGTATACAGGGTGCAGAAGTCTACGCCACAGAAGTATGAGCCAACCGCTGATACGCACAATGCTATGACAGTATCCATACAATCTCCTTTCGGAAAGTGTCTACCATCACTTCTCTATTGTGTCAATAAATATAAAGTTCTACAAGTTACAACAGATAGGAATGAGCAGAATCGCTCAAATGCACCTTAAAAAGAATATATCACACATTATTTAGAAAGGAATGTTTATGGAACTACAGATTTTTAGCAATTCAGAATTTGGAGAAATCAGAACCATTACTAAAGATAATGAACCTATGTTTTGTCTAGCTGATGTATGCAAAGCATTGGAAATATCAAATGTAAGTCAGCTAAAAACAAGACTTAAAGAAGATGGGGTCATTACTAATGAGGTAGGGGTACAGACAGGCGTTAAAGCTGATGGCACTCCAGCAATTCAGAAAGTAAGAATGAACTTTATCAACGAAAGCAATCTCTATAAGACAATCTTTCAGAGCAGAAAAGAAAGTGCAGAGAGATTTACAGATTGGGTAACATCAGAAGTACTTCCGTCAATCAGAAAAACAGGAAGTTACAGTAAGCCTTTGACAACATCTGAACAGATTAGATTATTAGCACAGGGCAACACAGAACTTACAGAGAGAGTTGATAAGGTTGAAGATAAGATAACCAGTATCGAAGAAGAAACTCCGCTTTACGGCTGTGAGATTGAAGAAGTGCAGAAACATGTTAGAAAGAAAGGAATTGAAGTACTTGGCGGAAAGAACAGCAATGCGTACAAAGACGGTGGTATTCGCGGTTCGGTATATTCTGATATATACAAGCAGTTAAAACGCGAATTCGGGTGCGTGGCGACATACAAGAGTATTAAAAGAAAATACTTGGCTGATGTACACGAATTCATAGACACCTATTTGTTGCCAATAGCACTTGCCGAGGTGGTACATGATACAAACATGTAGGAGAAGATATGAAAGAAAAGATAATTAACATATCCGCAACACTGGCAGGAATCAGCCTTATAGCGTTGATTCTAAGACCGGTACAACCGCAAGCTAAGATTAATCAGCAGAGCGCAGTGTTAAGTGAATGCTACAACTCACATGTTGATTATAAGGTTGAAACTGGAGAGATAAGTGTTAATGGATATGAGTTGTCGCTTATGGCACATTTACTGATGGGCGAATGCGGAGCGACATGCAACGATGATGAAATGCTATATCTTGCAGGAGCTGTTGTTTTGAATCGGGTGCAAAGTGAGTATTTCCCTAACAGCATTGAAGAAGTTATCTATCAGCCAGGGCAATATCAATGTACAGAACTTATAAACAGTGGATTCTATAAAGAACCAACAGAAAGGTGTTGGAGAATAGCAGAAGAATTATTAATAAGCGGATATGACATACCTAGCAATGTGTTGTATCAAGCTGAATTTAAACAAGGTAGCGGCGTTTATAAGAAAGTGCAGAACATGTACTTTTGCTACAAGTAAGGAGTGTTTATGGAAGCAAGGATAAGAGAAGAAATGTTCAACTTGGGTATTCTATCCAATAAAAGAGGTTACATCTACATAATCGAAGCTGTTAAACGCTTTGGGAATTTCACATCAATGGAAAATATTTACAACAGTGTTGCTAAGGCAATGAATAGATCGCCAGCATCTATTGAAAGGTCAATTAGAACAGCAATTAAATCAGCTAACCATGATTTATCGGCATGGAAGAATTATGACTACCTCACAACAAGAGAATTTATTACAACAATGTATTACAGATGTAAGGAGAGTGCCAATGAGTAACATAAAAAGAATTATTAAGCTGAACAGAAACAGGCAGAGAGCTATAAGAGAAAAGGATTTCAGAAAGTTCTATACTTTCAGCTGCAAAATCCATTTGATTGAAAGAATGGATAAAGTACCAATAGGAAGTTACATATTAAAGTAAGGAGAGAAAGAGATGGAAAATGCAATTAATAACAACAATATCACATTAATAGGAGTAGTCGAGAAAGAAGCAGAATACTCACATGAAGTATTCGGTGAGGGATACTACATATTTATGATTAAGTGTTTAAGAACAAGTGGCAATGAAGATGTGTTACCAGTAATGATATCAGATAGACTTACTGATATTAAAGAGATTAAAGCAGGACAGGCTGTCGCGGTTTTAGGACAGATAAGAAGCTTCAATAAGCATACTGACAATATGAAGAGCAAGCTGATTCTAACGGTTTTTGCAAGAGAATTTGAAGTGCTGACACAGGATTTAGAAGAATTACCATTTGAAGATAATACCAATATGGTTACACTTGACGCTTATATCTGTAAGCCGCCTATATACAGATGCACTCCAAAGGGCAGAGAGATTGCAGATATCTTAGTAGCGGTAAACAGACCATATGGCAAGTCAGATTACATACCATGTATAGCATGGGGAAGAAATGCAAGATTTGTAGGCGGACTTGAAACAGGGGAACATATCCAGATTCAGGGTAGATTCCAGAGCAGGGAATACGCTAAGAAGATAAGCGACAATGAAGTTGAAACAAGAACTGCTTATGAAGTATCGGTAAGCAAGATTGATTATGCAGAGGAGGGCGAAGCTGATGTGTAGTGATATTACAGTTAGAGAGTTAGCAAGTATGGCTATTGATGAAGATGTGATGTGCCAGATATGGACACCACTACACGGAACAGTATTTAACGGTTCGTTTGAGGAAGCTAAGTATTCAGCCTATGCGGATAGGGAAATTGATAATTTCCAAGTTGAAGATGGTGTATTCATTATGAATATATAAATAAGGAAAGGATATTGTTTATGAAAGTATTTTTAAAAAAAGCAGTTTTAGAGAATTTTATGTGTTACGCAAGCAGAACATTTGATTTTTACGACATAACCAAGATTATAGCCAAGAATGGCATAGGTAAGTCAACAATAGCCACAGCATACTTATGGTGCTTGTTTAACTGTGATTATGAGTTAAAGGATAATCCGGTTGTCAGAAGAGAAGTTGACGGAGTATCAGTTGATGATATGGATGTATCAGTTGAACTAACACTTGATGTTGATGAAAAAGAAATCACTATGAAGAAAGTGCAGAAGCGTACTTATAAAGAAGCTGTAAAAGATGGAAAAATTGTAACAACTGTCAGTGATAATAACTCTTATTACATCAACAGCGTTCCTAAGACTTTAACAGCATTTAATGAGTATCTGGGCATTAATATGAAGATGTTCAAGGCTTGCAGTAATATCAATGCTTTTCTTAGTAGAAAGCCGGATGAAATGAGAGAATATCTTTTCAGCTTAATTGAAAGCGTTACGGACTTAGATATGGCAGGTTCAAGAGAAGAGTTGGCAGAATTAGTACCAATGCTTGAAAAATATACTGTTGAAGAAATCCGTTCAATGAATAAATTGATTTCGTCTAATGTTGACAAGCAATCGCCTGTTATTGACGGACAGATTAAGGAAAAGGAAAGAGATATTCAGATTAAGTCTGATATTGATACGTCTGACCTTGAACTGCTTAGAAACAGCCTTAAAGAACAGATTGCTGACTGCATTGCAAAGCAGACTGATAATGACAAGCTGTTAGCTGAATACGATAAGGCTAGTGCCGATATCCTTGATTTGAAATTTGAACTTAACGATATGTCACGCAAAGCTAATGAAGAAAATGTTAAGGCTAGAAGAGATATTGAGAACAGGATTTCTGATAAGCAGTTTCTTGTTAGACAGACAGAAAAGACTATTGATGATACCGAAAGCCGTGTTGTCAGTTCAGAAAAGGTCATTGAGAATATTAAGGGTTGTTTACAGGTAGAGCGTGATAAGTGGAAAGAAGAAAACGAGCGTAAGTTTGATGATTCAAGCCTTATCTGCCCTTATTGCGGTAATGAATATAAGGAAGATAAGAAAGAGCAGTTAAAAGCTGATTTTGCAAAGCATAAGGCTGATAACTTAGAAGCCATTACCGATAATGGCAATATGTACAAGGAAAGACTTGATAAGGAAAAATCTACGCTTGAAAGCCTTAAAGCAGAGTTGCCGCATCACAAGGAAAGCCTTGAAATGCTGAATACAGCCATTGCAGACCTTGAAAAGCAGTTATCAGAACTTCCACAGGAAATTGATGTGACAGCAGCAGAAGAGTACAAGGCACTTGAACAGCAGATAGTCGAAAAGGAACAGGCTATGCACAAGGCTAATGACATTTCAAGTATCAAGGTTGAATTAAAGGCGCAGGAAACAGCTTTAAGGCAGCAGTTAGCAGAATGTGAAAGCCAGGTTGCAAAGTCTGATACGGCAGCAGATGAACAGCGGCTTGAAGAATTAAGGGTAGAACAGCGTACACAGGAACAGAATAAGACTAATGCCGAAAAAATCCTTGATTTGCTTGATGAACTGGACAAAGCAAAGAATGAAACATTGTCTGACAGCATTAACAGCCACTTCTCGCTTGTTAAGTGGAAGCTGTTTGAACTGAACAAATCTGGCGGTTACAAGTCAGTTTGCATACCTACAGTTAATGGAAAATCAATTCTTACAACTATGAGCAATAAGGGCAACAGGATTTTAGGCAGAGTTGATATTTGCAATTCTATTCAGAAGATTAGCGGTATGTCAGTACCTATTATCTTAGACGATAGTGAGAGCCTTGACAGCACCAATCAGAAGAAAGTTGCTGAAATGGTTGATAGTCAGTTGATTATGCTGATTGTTGATGACAGTGAGAAGTTAGAGGTTGTGGAGGGATAATATGCAGGGCGAAGACACATATGTACTTACAGTAAGCGATGAAGAAGCAGAAGTTATCAAACAGTTTGTATCAGCAATGGAGAGAGTTACTATTGGCGTAGATAATGATGATATTTGGGATATTATGGAAACCATCGCAAACAAACGGACTTCTGGTAGCGTAACAGGCATAATGATTATGTATAAAGAAAGCGAGGAATAATTATGGCATACAAAGCGTTTAATCCAGATTTTACTTGCAGAGGCAAGCAGTACAAAGAAAACACAACATATGAAGAAAATGGAAATGAGATATGCGAAGCTGGTGTGATACATTATTGTGAAAATCCATTTGATGTACTGGACTATTACCCTCTTGTAAACGAGAATGGCGAGATTTCAGAATTTGCAGAAGTTGAGCCGCTGGGAAAAGTTTTTAAAAGAGAAAACAAATGTGCAACTAATAAGCTTCGCATTAAAGCCAAGTTGGGCTTAAAAGGTTTTATTAAGGCTTGTATAGATTTTACTCTGGAGAAAACGAAGATTGAGGAAATTGAAGATGGCATAGAAAATGACAATGGCAATAATTCCGCACAGATAGGTTCAAGCGGAAATTACGCACAGATAGGTTCAAGCGGAGATTCCGCACAGATAGGTTCAAGCGGAGATTCCGCACAGATAGGTTCAAGCGGAGATTACGCAAAGATAGGTTCA